CAGACAAATGTTAGCCAAAATGTTAGTGGTGAAAAAGGCAATTTCCTACAAGGAAACGTAACTCTAACTATTAGTGGCAATGTGTTTGACATTAAACCGATGGCAACGTCGCCATTCTCTCCTAATGTAGCCGATGACCTCAATTAAAATAGTTAAACTCCTTGTTGATGAAGACCAAGAGGTAATGTTAGTCAATTCTAGAATAATCAATAATTACCTCTGGTTTTCTTTCGGTACGTTTGATCGAGAAATAAGTCAACAAGAAAAGATATTAATCGAACCACCAGACGGAACAAAAAACCAAGAAAGAATACAGGTATCTGTGATCATTGATCCTCTGTGGCTCAATACTGAACAAAGTGCAAAAAGAAATCAAAAGGTAAAAATAAATGGCGAAGTTAAGCGTATTGGGCAAATTGAAATTTAATGAAACATTCTTTTTTCCTTTAAAAAAAGAGTGGCTTTATTATATCCAAGACAATGATGCTTTATTAGAAAAGATAGATACAATTGCCACTGAAGAAAATGGAGAGATTGGAATCAAGTTTTTAAAACGATACGGAATTAATCCAAAGGAAAATGAAACAGTCAAGGAATACTTAGAGGCACGGGAAAAAGCTGACAAAGCTTATCTTGAGAAAATTAAAGCTATCGGACAAAAAACGGGACTATCCACTGCTGAAATTGAAGGAGTAGTAGTTAACGACGGTTCGATCCGAGAACGGATTGAACAGGTCATGGTTGATGCCCTTGACGGGGTAAAATCTGACAGCGTAGAACAAAAAGTAGAAACCGCCGCTATTGTACAGCAATCGATTTTAAGCAACCGTAAAAAAACAAGAGAACTAGCAAGAGAATCTATAGAACTTGTAGAGCCTTATCTCGATGAATTAAACGCTTTATTTAAGGATCGGGAAACAACCTATGAAACTTACAATAAAGCCTTGTTAGCTAACTTTCTAGGTAGTCCTCGACGGGTAGTTAAACTTAAAGATAATAAATCTTCTGTTGATTTTACCATACAAGACATTAATGATATGTCTCAATTTATGGTAGTAAAACTCTATCAAGACTATCTCTGGCAAGACATAACTCAGTGGCAAAACCCAGAAACTGAGAAACCAGAGCCTGAAAAATCAGAATCAGAATCAACGGAGGATGACGAAAAAAACGAATAGATGACGCAATTAATGCGCGGTTAGAGGCAATCGCTAACCCCATTAATTGGGAAGAAATCTATTACAAATGGTGTGCATGGGGATTGCCTATCGAGGAGTGGGAAGAGTGGCCAGACTGGTTAATCCTAAAAAAATATTCAGGGATTCAAAAAGTCAAATGTGAAGAAATTAATTCACTATCGGCTACGGTTAGTCAAATTGCCGCCATGGTTCACGCCTACCTAATAGCACAATCAAAAGAAAAATCACAGTCTCAACCTCCAAAACCCAATGATTTTCTGCCTTACCAGTTTAAAGAAAATAAAAAATATTTTCTTGATCAAGAAACCGCTCAAATTCTGTTAGAAGCTATGCAAGCTGGCCAAGTGCCAGTCTTCGCCACTCAGATAATAGTTGATTGCGGACTATACGACGAAATAATTCAATTAATAGGGGAGAAAAGCTAATGTCTTTATCACTTGGTACTTTAGAAATCGGTCTAGGGCTAAATACAGCCCAATATGATAGCGGTATCAAATCGGCTAAAGACCAGCTTTCTTCTTTAGAAGATCATGCCCAAAAAATCACTAGAGACATAGAATGGTCTCTTAAGCAAAGTATTCCTAAGTTAACAATTGTTCCAGTAGTAGATCATCGCCCATTGCATGGTTTAAATAAACATTTATCAGAAAAAGAAAAACACATTGATCGAGTTAGTAAAAAAGTTATCAGGATTAAAGTTGATGACAGTGAACTACAAGAAATAGCAAACAAAACAGTTATAGTTCAGGCATCAGTTCAATCTAAAGGTTCTAGCCAAAAATATTCTAATGAGATTAAACAAAAAGTAGAAGTATCTATCAAAAATGCAAATCTTGAATTATTAACAGAAATTAAAGCGGTTACAAAAGAAATTAAAGAAGTTGTTAAATCTGTTTCTAGATTAAAGCCTACAGCTATTGGAACTATAAGCAATTCTTTAATACAAGGAATTGGATTTAATTTGACTAAAAGTTTTAGTCAAGGATTTGAACAAAGTTTTACTAAAAAAACTGGGTTTAACTTTGAATCCGCTGGGCAAAAAACTGGAAATATAACTGCTAGTTCTGTACAGTTTGTTCAACCAGTATTAAATAAACTTGTTGATACTTTACAAATAAAAATAGATAAAATAACAGGCAGAGATAAACCGATTGGAGAACGAATATTAACTGCATCAGAAACTTTCCAAAAAATACAAACCAAGATAGGAGTTTCTAATAATAATCCTTATACTCAAAAATCTATAGATAATTCGATAGCAAGTTTTCAAAATATGCTCAGTGTTTTAGGAAGTGGCGAATTTTCAAAATTTCCAGAAGCATCTCAAAAAGCAATAACTTCACTAACAGAGTTATTAAACCTTATATCTTCCGAAAATGACTTAGGTGAGCTTACTAAAGATTTAGCAGATTTATTAAAAATAACAATTGCTTTTAGTGGAAAAGATTTTTTACAAATTATTAAACAATCTCACTCTCTTTTGAAAACTCAAAAAGCTTTAGAGGGAAGTAGCGCAGAATTTATCGGAGCTTTAAAGCAAGCAGTATCAGAGCAAAAAATTATTGAACAAGGATTTAGATTAATTGCAAGAGAAAATCATAAATCATTTTTTGTTAACGATGAAGGTAAATATATTGGAACCGACAATGTAGGTGGTCGAGTGATCGGATTTACAGCCACACCAAAACAATCAATGCCTGGTGTTGGGCAAGATATTTATGAAATTGCTTTTTCTCTAGATTCTCAGTTTTCTAGTCTAGGGGATGCAGCGCAATTAACAAAAAAAGAAGTAATTCAGCTAAAAAACTCTGTGTCTGAGTTTTTTAATAAGTTTGTAAGCAATACTAATGAAGCTATATTAACTGCATCGCCAGAAAATGCAGATCAAAAAGGAAAAAGACGGGGATCAATTTATCAACGATTTGGGTTTGTTCCTGAAGGAGAAGGTAATCGTTTAGTAGCGCAAATTTCTTCTAGAAAAATTGTTGAGCCAAACTTAAAATTTAATTTAAAACAGAATGAACAAGTTACTCAAATAAGTAAACAGATTGAACAAAGATTGACAACTACTTTAGGTACGTTCGATAATTTATTTCAGCATAGTATTTCACAAGCTATTCAATACGCTAAATCTATAATTGTTGGAAGCGAGTTAATTCAACAAGATTTAGAGCAACTTCAAAAAGAAGCCCAAAACGCTGAATATGATGATTCACCCGCAATACAATCTCAAAATAAAATAAATCAAAATTTAAAAAACTTACAGGCAAGGATAAAACAAAGCAAAAGACTACAAAACGATCCTATTTTACGGGATTTTTCTAAAATAGACATAACAAATATAGATACTCTTGTACCAAAAGAACAATTAGCAAAAATTGCATTAAAAATTACTAAAATCACAGAAAATGTGCCTAAAGAAATTGTTAAAAAATTACTTGAGCGTGTTGCACAATTTCAGCCAGAAGAAATAATTGATCCTACACTCTTAGGATCAATTATTTCTTCATTAACAAAAGATATACAAACTCAATTAACAGGAGTAACACCTCAATTAAAAATGTTCGGTAGTGGTGTTAATTCAAATTATCTAAATTTATTACCAGAAAAAAAACGAGAATCATTTCTTAAAAAACAAACAGAATACGAGCAAGCATTAATTAAATACGAGCAGACCAACAATCCAGAAGCCAAAATACCGACCCCTCCACAGTTAAGCAAGATTGATAAACAGACAATTGCTAAAAACCTTAGAATTGAAGACGTTCAACGCGAAGTTTCCTATGTTATTCAAAATGCTAACACTTTAAGAAAAGCGTCTCAAGATGCTATTGATCGAGTTAATAATTTATTAGCTAAAGTGCCAAAAAACGAAAGATTTGGGCATCCATTAGCGTCATTAAAAGGGAACCTTACTCAACTTAAAGAATCTGCCGAAAATGTTAATCCTATTTATGATTTAAAAAAATTAGGTGTAAATAAAGAAATTCTTGACGCTATTGACGTTAAATCTCAAGTAATACCAGAAATGACTGATACTGGTTCTAGTATTGTCTCTGGATTAGTACAAGGATTAAATAGTAAATTAGCAGAACTTGAGACTGTTTCAATAGACATTGCCTCTATTCCACTAGAAATAACCAAACAAATCAATAAAATACAGTCGCCTTCTAAAGAATTTGAAAAAGTAGGAAAAAATATAGTTGAAGGTGAAATTAAAGGAATTAAGTCAAAAGAAAAAGACTTACAAGCGACGATGGCTATCATTGCTAAAAATATGATAGAAAATCGTTATTTGGCAACTAAAAATCCTGTAAACATCGATCCGTTTTTTCCTCATCAAATAGAAGCGTATCAAAAACAATCATCAAATACTTTTATTGGGGACATCCAATTAGGGCAAGAAAAAATACAAGGCGTTTCATATCAAAGTCAATCTATTTCTCAAGTCAATCAAAAAGCTATTAACCAAAGACTAGCGTTAGAAGCCGAAAATGAAGCAAATAGAAAAGCTACTAATAAAGCATTAACTGAAGCATCTAAATATACTGCAAAAATACGAGAACTGTCTGAGAAAGATGCGGAACGTACTCGTAAACATAAAGCAGAAAAAGAAGCATGGGCAAAATTATGGACAAATCATGAAGCGCAGAAAAAAGCTAGTACACAACAGCTAGTTCCTGTTATAGCATCCACTGAAACACTAGGTAACAACAAAATAAAAACAGAAAAGACAGAAGAAGAACTTCCTCTTTATACACCGTCTTCTATTGTAGAAAAAAAGGTTCAAGTATTAAAAGAATCTGGGCAATCTACTAATAAAATTGAAAAAATGTTAGCAGAATCTGCTAAAAAGTCTGAAGAGTTATTTTTAAAAGAAATGACAAAACGTTCAGCTAAAAAAGCGGAAGAAATTTATGCTAAAACTATTAAGGAATTTAAACAGAAAGCTTTACCGCCTGCTATTAATCTTGGTTCAATTCCTGATCCTTGGACAGAAGCATCTACAGGTGGTGCAGATGGGCAACCTCCTAAACCCCCTATCAACCGACCTGTTGCTTCATCTGATCCCGAACCCGAACCAAATAAACAGGTAAAATCGGCAAGCAAGATAATTCAGAATATAGACAATCCTACTCAATTACAAAAAATAGGTAAGGCATTTGAAGCAATTAAAAATCAGTTAAATAACTTGCCTGAACCTATTAAACGAGTCTTGCTTGGAGCAAGAACACTGTTATCAGCTTTTGCTGGTTTTCAAATTCTTCAGCAAGCCGGTGTGTTTTTTCGACAATTTACCACTGATTCTTTTCAAGCAGCATTAAACATGGAGCGGCTTGAAACAGTCTTAAATTTCTCAACTGGAAATGCTGAATCTTCTCTTGCTAAATTAAAGATACAAGCTGACCGATTAGGAATATCATTTTTATCTTCTGCCAAAAATTATCAGCAGTTTAGTGCTTCTGTAATAAATACGCCATTAGAATTTCAAAAAGATAAAATTTTTGAAGGAATAACATTAGGATTGGCTACTAGAGGTGCTAGTTCTCAACAGCAAGACAGAGCTTTACTAGCCATTACTCAGATAGCTAGTAAAGGTCGTGTTTCAATGGAAGAACTTAACTCTCAGTTAGGTGAAGCAATGCCAGGCGCGTTACAGATTGCTGCTCGTTCTATGGGATTGACTTCTCAAGAATTTATTAAATTAGTTGAATCAGGATCTATTTTAGCAGAAGATTTGCTACCTAAACTAGCTACACAGATTAACTTAGAAAGTGCTGGTGGACTTAGTGTTATTGATGATACTGCTTTTGCTCAAGTTGCCAGAGTTCAAAATCAGATAGAATTGCTTCGCATTTCATTAGGCGAATCTTTATTAAACGCTTCTAAATTAGGATTACCATTAATAACAAAAGGACTAGAAATATTAACGAAAAATGGTCAGTCGTTAGCTACTGTATTGACATCTATTGGTGTTGTTAGTGCTGGCGGTTTTATTATGGTTTTAAAAAATATCGGACTTATAGACTTAGGATTAAAAGCACTGGGAGTTACAGCGGCATCTACTCGTGGGGCAATATCTCAGATTGGAGTAGGACTACTTAAAGGACTAGGATGGACTGCTTTAATTTATGGTGTAATGGAAGCTTTTAAAGAGCTTTATCAGTACATCAACGCAGGCTCCGAAGAGTCTAAACGATCTCTTAAATCAACTCAAGAATCGTTACAAGAATTGAGAAGATTACTAGAGAAACCTTTGCCTACACCTAAAGCTTCTACTGTTATAACTGATAGTGCAACCGCAATTCAGCGATTTAAAAACAACAGAGAAAGAGATAAAAGCTTAGAATTTACTGCGGGGGGACTCATTGATACGACACAAATTTTAAGATTATCAACCGATACATTCAGTGATACAAAGATTACCGAATTTACAGGTAAACTTGACACATTGCGGCAAAAAGCGAAAGACCTCAAGATAGATGAAATCATAGCTAGTGGAGATGCTGACATTAAAAAAGCTACATCTGTTCGTCAAGAAATTGCGAAAGTAAACCAAGAAATACAAGCTTTAACGGAAAAATACTTTCCTCAAATTGGGCTTATTGTTAATGAGATAGCATCTACAGAAGAAAGAATTACAGCAATTAAAAAAGTTTTAGATGATCCAGAGTCTTCTAATTCCCAAAAAGATAATGCTAGTATCCAGCTAGAAATTACTGAAGTTCAACTTAGAAAATTAAAAGAATCGCAAGAAAAATATAACGAAGCAGTCAAAGAGAATTTAGTCAACTATCAACAATTAACAGAACAAATAAATAAAGTAGCAAGAGCTTTATCTAATATTGAATTTGTCTCTAGTGGTCGAACTATTTTGTCTGAAACAGATATTAAACGACAAGTTTTATCTGGGAACCTGAAGCCGTTTGAAATAGACTTGACCGTTAGAGAACAGAGCCTATCTATTGTCAAGGATCAGTTTAATTCGCTTAATGGATTACTGGCAACTAAAGAAAAAGAATTACAAAACACCCTAACAGATCAGATTAATCAGCGAATAACTGAGTTAATGCCTGAATTAAATGGAATAGATTTTAGAACGGCATTACAGCAGGGAAGTGTGTCACCAGAAGCTATAGGTGATCGGTTACAACAGTTGGGAGATCAATCGCCTTTTGAATTAAAACAGGTATTAGAAACAGCTAAACAGCAAGCATCTATTAGACGACAAACTTTAACTATTGATAAATCAATTGTTGATACAGAACTAGAAATTGCTAACGCTAGACGAGAGCGCGCAAGAAATGCCAGACAAGCATCAATAGTCGGTGCCAATGTCAACGAGAGAATTGCTACTTTAAGGCAATTACCCTTTGGGGGGCCAGCCGCTTCCTATCGGGATGCCTTATCAGAAGTTCGCAACCAAGAGAGATTATTAGGAGAGGCTTATCGTCGATTAGAAAGTGCGTCAGACGACCCTAATGTGATTCAGCAAGAGGTTGATAATACCCGATTAGCCCTAGAACAAGCCCGCGCTAACCTATTACAGCAACAAACATCACTACAAGACTATTACCGCAACCTTGACCGTCAGATAATCGACTTTAATCGTCAGATTGACGATTACAGGAGACAGATTGAAGACGCTCAACTGTCAGCATTTAAAGAGAATCGTTCCCTATCTGAAAGTTACAGTGATTTAGTTAGGGAACTCGATAAGAACCTCTTAAATGCCCAAAATCAGCTACTAGATACAACTGATAGAATCAGGGTACAGCAAGTTAAAAATCGGTTATTAATACCCGGTACAAGCGACGCTGGTAAAGAATTAGGGGACATTTTCCTGGAATTTGTACAGGGACAAGCTGACCTTGCCAGTCGCGGACGCACCTTCCAATCCCGAACCGAGGAGATAGAAACTTCCTATATCTCTACCCTAAGAAATATCCGTAATCTACAAGAGCAACAGCAAGACGCTGAAAGAAATAGACTAAGAACGATTGAGGATATTAAACGGACTCAGGAAAACCTTAATCGCACTTTAGCTGATTTAATCCGACAAACTAATAAAGAATTAGGCTTTATTCCCCAATCAATCAAGGATATTGTCACAAATCTTAATACACTTCCAGAACCAATTAAATTAATCAATTCTGAGTTAGTGGCTATTCCCCCAAATATTAAGACTTCTGGAGAAGACTTAGTAAAAAGTATAGAGGAAACTGCTGAGGCAATTAGAAAAGCTAAGGAAGGTTTGATACTACCAGCACCTGGTAATTTCGCCCCTGCTCCTGTGTGGAATGGGGGAGGGTTTTTACCGCCACCACAGTCGTTAAAAGGCCGCAATAATTTTCGACAAACTTTTAACGGCTCGGAATTTAAAAATATCCCGCGCAATATCTTTGTTTATCCTGTTCCAAACGGGCAAATCACAGGCGATCAGGGCGATCAACATCGCGGAGTTGATGTTTTTGCGCCCGTAGGAACGCCAGTTTTAAATATTCGATCAGGAAGGATTGTTAGTGCTGGACCAGGCGGAACAATTAATAAAGAAGATTCTAATCCAAGTTTACCTGGATATCAAAATCAACATTCGATCAAAATCCAATTTGATATTCCAATTGTCGTAGATGGGAAAACTTTGACACACGCTTACTATACTCATTTAACTGATCTTGCACAAAATTTTCAGGTAGGGCAACAAGTAAAAGAAGGAGTAGTTTTAGGCGGCGTAGGCATGGCTGGAGGAGCACCTCATCTCCACTTAGGACTCTCAGAAACTGCAAATTTTCGAGGGCGATCAGCTTTATCAAATCGCGACACTTTACGAGTGTTTGATGCGATTGCAAATCAACAAAAAAATACTGTAAGTTCAGGATTTCCTAAAGTTCCCTTTGCTTCTTTGATTGAAGGTGCGGCTAGACAAGTTGGCATTGATCCGCTTCTTTTTGCCGCTTTAATTAAAAAAGAATCAAGTTTCCATCACATGGATCCCGATCATCCTACTCAAATCCATAAGAGTTCAGCGGGTGCAATGGGACTTAGTCAATTAATGCCTGGCACTGCCGAAGAGTTAGGAGTAAATCCCCTTAATCCTACTGAAAATCTAATTGGCGGCGCAACTTATCTTGCTAGAATGCTTGAGCGATTTAACGGCAATATTGAGTTAGCTATATCAGCCTACAAAGCAGGACCAGGAAATGTTAGAAATGGTCAATTAGCCAAGGGTACTGTTGAAGATGTCAAGATAGTAATGCAGTATTACCGGGAATTTCTTCGGCAATTCAGAAGAAATCAAGGTGGTCCAGAATATAGTAGTCCTCCACCTATAGCCCAATTACCGACTCTACCTAATCAAAATCAAGATAATTTCTGGGATGCCGATTTACCACCGGTTCTTAAAGACAATCCGATTAACTTCCAGAGTCCTAATTTACTTCCCGTTCCTAATCTCCCTACGGGTAATCTTGATGCGGCCGCTGATCAAATTCGCAAAGCTGAAATAGCTAACCAAAACGCTGAGGAGTTTTCAAGACGACTAGAAGAGCAACAAAATCTAAACAATGCTCTTGACAGATCAATGAAATTTAGACGGCAGCAAGAGGAAGATGCCCGTGGATTAGAACGTACTTTAAGAGATGCTTCCGAGAATGTCGCTGATTTGACTATCAACTCTAAAGGGTATCTGACAGTACAAGAAGAAATTAATAAGAGTGCCACAGAAGTCTCTCGACAATACCGCTCTCAGATTGAATCACTACAAGACCAGCGACGGACTTTACTTTTAAATGCCGACGCTCAAAAAAAATACAGCGACGCAATAAAAGAAATCTTAGGAGAATTTCAAGAAAAAGGTATAGCTCTTCCTCCTGAATTTGTCAAAGAGATGACAGATAGTATCGAGGTTTTAGCTAAAAACGCTGAATCAGCTAAAGAACAGGTAACAATTCTTGATCAAGCAATTGAACGATTAGGCAAGAATCAGGGAGTAGCTACCTTAGAAGCATCATTTAGAAAAACCAGAGATACAGTCAGGAGTATTCGTGATCGGTTAAATGATTTAACTGTCCAAAGAATGAAGTTAGAGAATCAATCCCGACCGACTTTATTTGATGATTCTGCTATCCTTGCCGAACGTATTAGCCTACAAAAAGAAAAAGAAGAATTAGAGGATTATTTAGAACCTTACAAAAACTTACCACAATACGCTGAATATGTGGCTAATATTCGCTCGGAATGGGAAAAACTTGCAGAATTAAGATTAGAACGAGCGGAGTTAGACGCTTCCCCAAATCGTGGCGCAGCTGAAAGCTTTTTCTCTGATATTAGAGAAGGAAAAGGAATAGGATCAGCTTTTAGTAGTCTTGGCTTAAATATCATGACAAAATTTGTCGAGGGTATTACTAAGCCTGCTATCGATGTCCTAACTTCTGCTATCGATGGATTTATAAAGCCGATTACTCAGGCATTTGAATCAGTATTTAATGCAATCATCGGGCCAGTAGGCAATTTCTTTACTAACGCCCTAAACAGTATCTTCAAACCAGTAGGTAACATCTTTTCCTCTATTTTTGGGGGCGGTGGCGGAGGTGGCTTATTTAATAGCTTATTTAGTGGAATAACAGGGATTTTTAGTGGAGGACTCGGTTCCATTGGATCACTTGGTAGTATAGGAGCCTCTAGCTTTGCTTCTGTCCCAGCTTCTGCCTTTTCTCTAGGTACAGGATTCAGCTTATTTAGTGATGGCGGGAAAGTTGGGGATGCCAATGTTCCGATAGAGAAAAATATCATTTCAGCTTTCCAGCGTGAACGATCAATGTCAGGAGGCCGAAAACCTCGATTAATCGTAGCCAATGAAGACGAATTAGTTCTCAACCCTAAAGAAACAGAAGCATATCTAGAGTACAGAAACAACGCTCCTATTAAGAACTATGCTAATGGAGGATTTGTCGGGGGTAAGCCTAATTACTCCACAACTTCAAATACTAATAGCTCTAATCAGTCTTTGGTAATTAATAACACCAATAATGTGACTGTAGAATCACGGAATGATATGGGTTATAGTTTAAATCAATTGAAAGAACGGGAAAATGCACAAAATGAACGAACTAAAAAACGATTCTTTGGGTAATCAAATCGTTGCTGAATCTCTTGAATGGCTCGGTACTCCTTGGTTTCATGGTCAATCGCTTAAAGGAATTGGAACCGATTGTGTAGGATTTATCGCTGGCGTAGGGATTGAAGTCGGATTCTTGCCTCATGATTTCATTATTGAAAACTACGAACGGATTCCCCGGAATAACTTCTTAGTTAAATTCCTTGATCGCTTACTAGATAGAGTTGAAGGTGATTTGTTTAAAGGAGATATTTTGATGTTTCGTAAGTCAGGAGTAAATGGTCACGTGGGGATTTATCTGGGAGATGGTGAGTACATCCATGCTGATTCAATAAATGGCGTGACTAAGACCTATATCCATGAATACCCGCCTGTACTAATTTATCGAGTACCTGTTTTGGGAGTGGTAAAATCATAGAAAATTACCATAACCCCGATGAGAAAGATTGTTTTAAGCTTATTGTTTTTAGGAATGATGCCTACCGTGGCACTGTCTCTCGATGCTCAAACTCAAGAGATACTTGAGAAAAGAACTTGTCAGTATCTCAAATCTGGACTGACACTGGGAGAAACTATGGGAGCGATTAGTTCTGCTGTTTTTCCGTACGCAACAGCAAGAGTAGGGACGGGGACAGGATCAGGATCAGAAATACTGTATATTTTGCGCGATGAAATTGTGAGAGGTCAAACAGAAGCAATCCTTGTCAACGCTAAAAAAAGATGTCCAGAGTTTTTTCCGCGTAACTGAGAGGTAATGCCGTGAGAAGTTAGATTGTAATTCGATTGTTAATAAAGTTATTGACAATCGAAACCTTTACCCTGTCTAGGTTTTAGGCTTTGTTGATGTCGTTGATGTCGTATAGAGAAAAAAAAGAAAATGGGGTAAAAAGGAAAGACAGTCTCAGCAATAAGAGCGTAAAAAAATAATATCGGGAGATAGCGTTAACAGTATTAACAAAGTCTAGAAGCTATATATATCAAGGGTTCTATTGTTAATAACAATATCTACAATCTAACTACAAACTAACAATGACTGCCAGCATAGGACACTAAAAAAGAAAGAGGATTATTTTAATCCTCTTTCCCTGATTATTTCTTCCTACTGACTAGAATCGTCAAGCAACTATTTGAAATGGTACAATTGTAGCGATGCCCCCGTTAGTACCGGGGGACTAACCACATTACCTGAACAAGAGGCCAATATGGCTATTGAAATAGTATCACAGAATGATTGTCTTGTCGTTGATTCTCGTTTGATTGCTGATGAGTTGGGGATTGAACACCGCGCCTTGCGTCAAACCATAGAAAAATACATTGACGAGATTCAAGAGTTTGGAGTTGTCGCATTTCAAATGTCGAAACCCCTAGAAGGCTCTAGCGGCGGTCGTCCTGAGCGTTACTGCTACCTGAATGAAGAGCAAGCAACTTTTTTGATGACACTGTCTCGAAATACTTCGCAGGTCATTGCTTGTAAGCGCAACTTAGTCAAGGCATTTAGTCAAGCAAAGCAACTTATCAAAGAAGTAATCCCCGCTCAAAGTGGACGTATTCGAGAATTAGAACTTGAGTTAGAACTGACAAAAGCCAAAACCTACTACATGGATCGGCGTGACGCAATTCGATTAATACATGGTGCTGAGGTTTTAGCCTTGTTAGATGGCCGTCCAGATATTGTGATCGAGAAGGTTGAAAAAATTACTGAGACAATTATTTGTAAAAACGGACGAAACGTGAGTTTTGAGGGTCGTTCTACTGCTGAGTTAGGGAAAGAACTAGGATTCAAGTCTGGAAGAGAGTTAGAGCGTTGGTTAGAGAAGAATGGACACTCTCATTTAGTGTGTCAGGGGTTGCGAGTTAATCAAGCATCCTATGTCCCCACCGAAAACCTCAAGGAAGTTAAGCAGCTTTTTTCTAAGGCTAGAAACCGTCAACTATTAATTGGGGAATAAAGTTAAAAGTGCCAGTCTATGAACTGGCACTTTTTGTGTTGGCTATTCCGACAACACTCTTGAGTATCAGTCATCGGGTAAACTTCTAATCAATTCCCGGACTACCTCGGTTATTGACCGCTTTTGGGCTTTACAGTAGTTTTTTAGCTTTTTCTCTTCGGGGATCGAGATACGGGCATTGAGAGGATAATAATCTATATCCTTATTTTCATTTGACATTTCTAGTAGGTTTATGGTAGATTTAAGTTAGTCAAATATAGTTTAGCACCTTTTTCTGCTATAAGTTATGTTTAATTCCCGATCTAATTATGTTAAATTTACCGCTTGGACTAACTTAGATAGTTGCAATATATCGCAAGAAAGATTACTTACAAAAGAGATTTTGATCGCAATTACTTCTGAATTAGCCAAAAAATCTGGTAAATTTAACGATACTAGCTATTGTTCTGTTTTAGTTGCCCCAGAGATTTTTGAAAAATTTATCATCACTGAAACAGGATTAAATTATAAGTCTCAGATTGTTGATGTGCCAAGATTATTATACTGTTGGGAAGCTATAGGTTTTCCCCTTTATATTGATACTACCGCCTTTAACTTTTATAAGGGTTGGGCTACAGGTTCTGATGTGGGAACTGGTATCCCAAAAAATCTTTAGACTTTTTACTTGACATTTCTAGTAGGGTTGTGGTAGATTTAAATAAGAATAAAGGAAGGTCGATCCATGAGAGCCAAAAAAAGTAAAGTTAAGCGTAAAGTAGATGAGTATCAAATTCAAAAAACGCCTAGTTCTAAAGACGGGCATATAAGGTTTAGTATTGTCAAAAAGACTCCTAAGACAAAGGAAGAAAAGCCTCCTAGGAAAGTCTTAGAATTTAAAATACATCCTACTAAAGAACAAATCACAGAGATTGATCGTTCTTTAGTGGCGTGTAAGTTACTCTGGAATCTTTCGATCGCACTTAAGGAAGAATCAAAACAAAGATATTATCGCACAAAACATAAATTTGATGAGTTTAGCCCTGAAATATGGGAGTTAAGTTATTTTGGGCATTACGACGAAAAAGAGTTTGAAACCCTTAAAGATGAAGAGAAAGAACTTTTAATCGGTAATCCTTGCTGTAAAATCGCCTATTTTAAAAAGACAAGTAACGGAAAAGAGTACACTCCCTTAGATGCTATTCCTATCCGTCGTTTTATGAATGCTGAAAATATTGATAAGGATGCTGTTAACTATCTTAATAGACAGAAACTTGCTTTTTATTTCCGAGAAGATACAGCAAAATTTATCGGTGAAATTGAAACAGAGTTTAAAAAAGGCTTTTTTAAAAGTGTGATTGAACCCGCTTACGATGCCGCTAAAAAAGGTATTCGTGGGGTTCCTAAGTTTAAAGGAAGACGGGATAAGGTAGAGACTCTTGTTAACGGTCAACCTGAAACTATAAAGATTAAATCTAATGGAGTTATTGTTTCTTCAAAGATAGGATTACTGAAAGTACGGGGACTTGATCGATTGCAAGGGAAAGCTCCCCGAATGGCTAAAATTACTCGTAAAGCGACGGGATATTATTTACAGCTAACTATCGAAATCGAAACTGACGACACGATCTACAAAGAATCTGATAAGTGTGTCGGGTTAGATATGGGTGCTGTAGCAATATTTACCGATGACTTAGGGAGACAATCAGAAGCTAAACGCTACGCAAAAATTCAGAAAAAGCGACTTAACCGATTGCAACGTCAAGCTTCTAGACAAAAAGATAACTCTAATAATCAGCGTAAAACTTACGCTAAACTTGCCCGTGTTCATGAGAAAATAGCCCGTCAAAGAAAAGGGAGAAATGCCCAATTAGCCCATAAAATAACCAGCGAATATCAATCAGTTATTTTAGAAGATTTAAAACTAAAAAACATGACAGCCGCCGCAAAACCTAAAGAAAAGGAAGACGGCAATGGCTATAAACAGAATGGCAAAAAAAGAAAGTCTGGATTAAATAAAGTATTGCTTGATAATGCTATCGGTCAACTTCGCACGTTCATCGAGAATAAAGCCAAAGAACGTGGCAGAAAAGTGATCCGAGTTAATCCTAAACATACTTCACAAACTTGCTTCAATTGTGGTAATATTAATAAAGCTAACCGCGTTAGTCAATCAAAGTTTAAATGCACTAGCTGTGGTTACGAAGCCCACGCCGATCAGAATGCCGCCGCAAATATTCTGATTCGTGGCTTACGAGATGAGTTTTTAAGAGCGATTGGCTCTTTAATCAAGTTTCCTGTCTCTTTGATTGGAAAATACCTCGGTTTAGCGAGGGAATTCACGCCTGATCTTGATGCAAATCAAGAGTCTATCGGGGACGCGCCGATAGAGAATGCCGAACACTCGATCAGTAAGCAGATGAAGCAGGAAGGGAATCGCATACCTACTCAGTCCGAGAATGACTCGCAATCCCTTATTTTTCTTTCCGCCCCACCTCAGCCGTGCGAGGATAGCCACGGCATAAATAACCCGAAAGCCTTACCCAATAAGGCATCTAAGCGAAGTTCTAAAAAATCACGGGGCGCAATCCCCGAAAACCCCGACCAACTTACGATCTGGGATTTACTAGCCTGATTTTTTGGAATGAGCAGAACCTTGAAAACTAAATTTTAGCGAATGGGGCGCAATCCTTACCCGAAACCCTTTTACATCAAGGGCTAAAAGAAGATGGGAAGCAATTAAGCTTAAGCCTTATTAGGGGTTGAAACCAATGTAGTCCCAATTAACCCGGTCGCAATTAGCGAAGCAATTAAGCTTAATCCTTATTAGGGGTTGAAACTCACGGTATGATGACAATTTTTCCCCTTTAACAGAAGCAATTAAGCTTAAGCTTTATTAGGGATTGAAACGATGTAATCATTGAGAATTATTTCAAGTCTAGGCGATGAAGCAATTAACCTTAAGCCTTATTAGAGATTGAAACTTCATCTGAAGCTATTGTTTGCAAATTAATATGTTAAAGCAATTAACCTTAATCCTTATTAGGGATTGAAACGTACCATCTTAATATCATCCTATGGGTGATTTTGAGTGAAACAATTAAGCTTAAGCCTTATTAAGATTAAACTAAATATTAAACCCGAAAAAAACAATGAATCAAACACAACTAGATAAAAAGATTAGTCAATTTTTAAGGAAAAAATTAACCAAAGCGGAACTAAAAGAAATGGAAATAAAACCACGTTCTTTAATCTTAACAATACGCAATTTTGTCGAGAGGTATCTACTTATCATTTTAGATAGTATTTTTGTTGATGTCCCTCGTGGATGGGATAACTTTTTTGAAAGTTTTCGTTTTTGGCAAAAACTAATACTTAAAAGAAATAAATTACTAGCAGAGATTTATTTCTGGGAAACTATTAATAATTATAAAGAATAAATAATAAATCACGAAATTTATCTTATTGGAATACCAACTTTATTACTAGGATTTCTCTTGGGAACATGGTTAGCCTAACTAAGGGTTGGGCTACAGGTTCTGATGTGGGAACTGGTATCCCAAAAAATCTTTAGACTTTTTACTTGACATTTCTAGTAGGGTTGTGGTAGATTTAAATAAGAATAAAGGAAGGTCGATCCATGAGAGCCATGCTAGTCAAGAAAACTATTGCGGACATAAAGCTTAACCTTAATGCTACTCAGCGAGCCTATATTGATCGCTGGATGGACGAGCTTAAAGCTGTCTGGAATTTTGGGCTAGAGCTACTGATGGAATATCAGCTTAATAAGTATTACGACGAGATTGAGAAAATAACAGGAAAACCAGTTAAACGGGTTAAACGTCGTTTAGCTAAAAAACCTCAATTTATTGACTCCCTGAAAAACGAAAAAGGTAAATCCCTTCCTAATCCCCTTTACACCCCCAAATATTTAACTGGCAAGCAAAAAGTTAAAATACAGATAGCTAGAGAAAAAAGACAAAAAGCAGGTCACTCTTATCCTGTCCATATCCCTATTCAACGGCGGTTAAAATCTGATAATTATTTTGGGTTATGTGGCTGTATTACAAAAGAAAAATGTCCAGAGCTATGCAAGGACATCCCTATGGCTTTTGTCAAAGGGGTTTTAAAAAAGCTTGCTGATTCTTGGAAAGCTTACACCAAACTCGATAAAAAGAATTTAGACAGAAAACTTCCTAGATTTAAAAGAAAAGAAGATAAAATTAAATCTCTTTATTCTGAGATCAGCGATTGCGCTGTTAGAAAAGGGGATAAAATATCTATAGGTAGCTGTGGCAAAACATTAGGCGATTTAAAAATTATCAACAATACCTTAGATATTCGGTGGGGTGACAGAAAAGCCTCTACCGTATCAATTATCAAATACCCATCGGGATATTATCTAAGTCTATTTGGTGAATTTGAAGTAGATGATCTACCTGATTCCGATAAAGCAATCGGTATTGACGTAGGACTAGAATATATAATTAGTACCAGCGACGGCCAACAAATTGACCCGCCCAAATACTATAGAAAACAGCAAAAAAGACTAGCAAAACTGCAAAGAAAAACCGCTAGACAGTATAAAGCAGGGGAAAATAAAGACGGCAAAAATCTCGCTAAAACTCGTGCTAAAGTTGCCAAAACTCACGAAAAAATAGCAAGACAACGCAAAGGATTTAATCATGCCTTAAGTACCGATATTGCTAGAAATCATGGCGCTGTAGCCGTAGAAGACCTCAACTTAAAGAATTTAATGCGACGACCTAAACCGAAAAAAAGAGAAGACGGTAAAGGCTACGAACGCAATAACGCGAAAGCCAAAGGGGGATTAAATAAATCCTTTGCTGATGCTAGTTTAGGACAATTAACTGGTTTTCTTGAAACGAAAATGAAAACTCCCAACCGAGAGTTTATCAAAGTTCAACCAGCTTACACCAGTCAGGATTGTCCTCGCTGTGGCAATCGTGTTAAAAAAAGTTTATCAACCCGCACCCATAAATGTTTAGAGTGTGGATGTACTTTACCCAGAGATGTGGCCGCCGCAATCAACATCTTAGGGAAAGCAGACTTCGTAAGAAGCTACCCGGCTTGCACCGGGGAAGTTAAGCCTCTGAAGGATTTCGATAAGGAATCAGCGCAGGAGGAATTACTTGACAAGTCCAGCCGATTGTTACTTGGGGAAGAAACCCTCGAAACCTTACTGGTTTTGACCTCCGAGCCAGTGACACCTAAGAAAAAAACAAGGAAAAGGTCGATCCACTCGCAACCCGCGCAAACAGTCAACGCAGACTATACGCAGCTTACACTCTGGGAGACTGGGTAACAATCGGCTTGACTTGTTAAGTAGATTGCAAGACCGGCACTTGAGCGATCAAAATTGTATTCCCAGTAACAATCGGCTTGACTTGTTAAGTAGATTGCAAGCGCGTCATTTTGGCTTATTTTGCCAAAATGAACCTGTAACAATCGGCTTGACTTGTTAAGTAGATTGCAAGTTTGGAACCGTCCACACTCCCGGCACTCTAGCCGGTAACTGGTAACAATCGGCTTGACTTGTTAAGTAGATTGCAAGGATGAAGGGGCAACTAAGGATCAAATTATCGAGGCAATTGGTAACAATCGGCTTGACTTGTTAAGTAGATTGCAAGTAGGACAGAAGTGTACTACTCCGATGATCTTAATCAGTTAGTAACAATCGGCTTGACTTGTCAAGTAGATTGCAAGCACAATGGGGGTGTTTTAAGCCTGATAAACCGCGAAGTAACAATCGGCTTGACTTGTTAAGTAGATTGCAAGTGGGTTACTTATAGCAATTGCGGCCAAAATTTCATCTAGTAACAATCGGCTTGACTTGTTAAGTAGATTGCAAGAAGACCTATCCAGTGCCAATCAACGTTATCAAAATCAGGTAACAATCGGCTTGACTTGTTAAGTAGATTGCAAGCCCCTTTGTCGAGAGAGACTCGCGGTCGATCGGGGTAACAATCGGCTTGACTTGTTAAGTAGATTGCAAGTTTCTCTTGGAATCTGTCAAGTGAATCTTTCCTTTTCCGTAACAATCGGCTTGACTTGTTAAGTAGATTGCAAGGGTACTATACCGACAATCTGGGGAACCCTCCCCACAGTAACAATCGGCTTGACTTGTTAAGTAGATTGCAAGTCTCTTAAGATTGTGGCCGCGGTTTCCCCTCGCTTTTCGTAACAATCGGCTTGACTTGTTAAGTAGATTGCAAGTGACGCTTCATCTCAGGGGAAACCTTCGCCACTAAGGGTAACAATCGGCTTGACTTGTTAAGTAGATTGCAAGGAAAAAGCTACCTTCACCATCGCATTTACTGGTTTTTGTAACAATCGGCTTGACTTGTTAAGTAGATTGCAGGGTAGTTTCTCAAAATGGTGACAGTGAATATCATTTTGATATATCAGGATTTCTTATTGAAGAACAAAACAATGGAAAAATACACTTTGATTAAAATAGAACAAGATGGGAGTGCTAAAACTTTCATTTACAAACCAACTGACACAGAACCCACTAAAAAAGAACTTAAGGATAAATTAATAGAAATCTTAATGAAAATCAAAACACTGACATCGGAAAAAGTAAATCTAATTTATTTTTTTATCAAAACTATAGACAAATAACTTTAATTGTGGTAAGATAAATTTAAACAAGGGTTAGTGACCGAGTAGCCGAAGGTGACAGACTGTAAATCTGTAGATTTAATTCCACGCTGGTGCAAATCCAGCCCAACCCACTTAAAATCAAACATATTGACAAAATCAAAGACTTGACCTATAATAAAAAGTTACAGCGATTAAAGTCACACTATGTTTGATACAAATAAATACTTAGAATTATTAAAACAATACCCTCCTCGTCCTATTCACGACAAGGAAGAGCTAGAAAACACGGAAAGAGTTATCAGTTCTTTTTTAGATAAAATCATATTAGATAAAATTCAATTGACAATAGAAGAAAGGGAGTATTTAAGTGTTTTAGGAACTTTGATTTATGAGTATGAGGAAAATCAAGAGCCAATACCTGATATTTATGGAGTTGAGCTATTGAAATTTTTGTTAGAACTAAAGAACTTGCAAAAGCAAGACTTATTATCTATTTTTGAGGATCAATCAATCCTAGATGATATTTTTGATAGACAGCGAGAGATAACAGATATTCACGTTCAAAAATTAGCCGATTTTTTTAATATCTCTCCTACTTTATTTTTTCCTAAATAGGTCAAGGGTTGATGGCCGAGCGGTTGAGGCAACGAACTCATAATTCGTCTTGGGTAGGTTCGATTCCTACTCAACCTATTAGAATAGAGAAAATACTCACTCTACCTACTTAACCCGTGGCTAATTTTCTCATTCCCGTAGCGATAGGAATCGGAGCTAACCTATTATTATCTCTATTTGCTCCTAAACCTCCTACCCAACAAAAAGGAAAAATTGAGGATACTGGTTTTCCCGATGCTGAATACGGTAAAAGCCTATCCTATCCTTTTGGAAAAGTGAGGAAAGAAGGGCTAACTATGATGTGGGGGATTCCTCTTAAGGAAGTCGTCACGACCGAAAGACAAGGCGGAAAAGGTGGTGGTGGTGGGCAAACTACCGAAGTTTACACTTATTTTCTGACAGCTGCTTATCCAATTGCTAGAAAAATTGGCTCTGTTAGGCGGGTTTGGATGAACAGCGTCCTCGTTTACAATTCCGAAACTAATGACGAAAAAAGCCTAAAGTTTATTGAGCATACAACTATTTATACTGGCAATCAAACTACACCATCGTCAGTAATTCAATCAAAAGAATCTAATCCAGTACCTGCTTTTACTGGAATGTCTTTTTTAATTTTCGATAATTATCCGATTGCTAACTATGACGGCACTGGATTTCCTGCTATTGATATTGAGGTGATTGGAGAAAGTGAAGACAATCCAAAAATAAAAGATATTTTGAAAACTATTTGTAAATTAGCTAGTAGAAAAGACGATCAAATTGATGTGACTGACATTCCTGATGATTACCGAATTCAAGGATTTGATTTATTGTTTGATGGGACATCTTTTGCTGATCAGTTAGAAGAACTTATGAGAGCTTTTTTTATTGTAGCAAGGGAGCCAAAAGATAAAATCATTTTTAAAAGACAAGAACAATTATCTGATCCTATTTTTATCCCTAAAAGCTCTTTTGGATCTAAAAAATTTGGAGAAAATCCTATTGACATTAATGAGAAAAAACTGACTCATTTTAGAGAAACTCCTAGTGCCGTTACAGTATCTGGACTAAATGTTTTAAAAAATCATGAAACTATTACCGTAGTAGCTAAAGACCCATCAGATACTCACACAAACGAGCTTAGTTTTCAAACTAAGTTAATAGATGTAGATACGCTTTTCATGAATATTGCTTCAAAAATTCTTTTTTTAGGGAAAACGCAATCAAAAACTTTTTCAAAAATGTTTTTATTGCCAGCATGGGAAAATTTGAAAGTTGGGGATGTAATTTTTACCGATGATAATAACAATTATCATCAGGAATTGATGCAAATTACAAAGAAAGTAAGAGGTGTAAATTATTTAATTGAAATTGAAGCTACTCGATTTCAAGGAGTAGGATATTCACCAGATATTCCTATAGATAACGAATTTCCACCAGACAATAACAGCCCTCGTCCCTACGGACGCGCTAACGCTATTCCTATTGAATGCCCAATAGTTGATACCCGAGATACAGACATAGGAATTTATGTGGCAATTGAAGGTAACTCTAGTTTTAACAGAGGAGCCTTATTTTATTCCGATGACAACGGCTTAAGTTATGATTTTGCTGCTGGCAATATCATCAACAGCACAACTGGTACTGTATTAAGCTTCTCCCCAAATTTTAACAACGCTTCTCCTAGTTTTATTGACGATTCAAACTGGATACGAGTAAGCATGAATTCAGGGGAATTAGAGCCAGTCACTCTTGAAACATTTCTATCGGGCAAACAATTAGGTTGGTTCTCTACCGGAGAAATTATAGCTTTTAAAAATGCTGCTATTGTGTCCAACAATCCCTTAACCTTTGATATTTCATATACAATTCGTGGAGTCAAAGGAACTGAACCAGTTATTTCTAGGCATATAATAGGGGAAAAATTTGTGTTACTAACTAATTATTTAGTTCGATTCCCCTTAAATCTTTCTGATATTAATCGAGAATATTTATTAAAAGTAGTTCCTAATGGACTACTTGAAACTGATATAGAAGACGAGATTGCTCACACAATCACCCTAGAAGGATTGAAGCCTTTCCCTTGTGCTGTAAGAGGCGAAAAAGATAACAACGATTTAATTATTACTTGGTATCGACGGACGCGGTTAAATGGTCGTTGGATCGACTATATCGACATTGCTTACGCAGCAGGAGAATTGGACAGCTATGTAGTCAGAATTTACGACGGGGACACAGTAAAACGAGAATGGTCAGTACCATCGACCCGAAGCGTCGTTTACACAGAATCGCAACAGATAGCCGACTGGGGGTCAGTCCAATCGGCTTACACAGTACGGGTTTTTCAAAATTCAAGTTATCCAGTGCCTTTTAAAGAATCACTAGCAACGATCAGCTAGGCAGATAGCAGCATTTAATTTAAATATGCTAAGTATATCTACTGTTCTTTTGTAATTCGATTGTTAATAACCTTATTAACAATCGAAACCTTTAACCTGACTAGGTTTTAAGGTTTGTTGATACCGTTGATGCTTTATAGGGGAAAAAAAGAAAATGGGGTAAAGGGGGAAGACAGCCTCAACAGTAAGAGTGTAAGAAAAACAATATTGGGGGATAGCGTTAACAACATCAACAAAGCCTGAAACCTATATATATCAATAGTTCCATTGTAGATACCCTTATCTACAATTTATTAACGATAATAACTTAGTTTTTTTGTACTATTATCTTTTTGTAAGTTTTTTGCAAGTTTTTTTTAAAAAATGCTTGACAATTCTAGCAATTTACTATAAGATTGTATTAATCAAATTTTAGAGGAGAGATGCTTATCACCCATATCTCGGTAGATTACACTCAGAAAGTCAACCTTGGTAATTTTGAGTCTGTGAGTATCTCCCTAAATATTCACGGAAAACCAGAAGACGACGAATATCCTGACGCTTGCTATGAATTTCTTTTAAATCAAGCACAGCAAGTAGTTATGTCGAAACTGCAAGAAATAACAGAGGCTCACAGCGTCGTTTGCCCCAGTGTTACTAAATATTTTGCTGGTAAAGAAATAGATGAGTTTCCATCATCTATTTATTCTGAATTACAGAGTAACCTTCCGTTTTAGGAGTAAAAACAATGCCTATAAAATCTTTGACAACAAGGCAGGCCCGATTCCCTTTATTAGGGAAAATTCGCAAAGGGGGAGAAAAAAAAGAAAACCCTAAAAGACCTGGCACTCTAATAAGCGGAGATGATTTAGAATATTTTCGCATTGATTCTGATATTCAAGGAATCAACGAAAAATTTACCGCTATTTACGGGAAAGAACCAAAGCAATTAGATTGCTTATTACCTTTTCCTTATACAGATCAAGTATTTCCTTGTTGGATGGAAGATTGGGGAGCTACGGGATTAGTTTCTCGTTGTGACGAAGAAAAGCAACATATCTACCAACAAGCTGGCAAAATGATTGCCACTAATCCTATCCCGTGCAAACGTCAACAAAACCCTGACGGAAGCTATTCAGGGTGTAAATGCAAGCAAGTCGGTCGATTACAAGTTGTCTTGCCTAAATTAGGTGAGCTAGGATACTTTGAAGTCGAAACCCATTCAAAGTGGGATATTATCGGACTAACAGAGCAACTACTAGCTATTGAAACATCGGCTGGTAGTTTGATTGGTATCCCTTTTCTATTAGAACGCGGGTCAAGAGAGCTATCTTATCCCTTACCAGACGGAAAAAGGGGACGAAAGACTTTTAGTCTTTTATCGATCCGTGTTCACCCTAATAGTGCTTCTCAAGTATTGCAAATAATCGAAACAAAAGCTTTTCAGCAATTTACGGGAAATGTAGAACCTATCAGAACTCTAACTCCTGCGTCAACGGGAAACGTAAAAATGTTTAACCCTTCGCAATCACTACTAGATGATCGTAAAAAAGCTGGTATCGCTTGGGCTGTAAATCAAGGATTACCTCAATCACAAGCAGAGCAAATCGCCCAACAAGCAACCTCTGAAAAAGAATTAGCCGACCTCCTGAAAAAAGCTATAGACGCAAGGACAAAGCCAGTAATAGAAGTTTGCAGTGAAATTATTGATCCTGGTGAACTCCTCAGTGAAGATTTTTAATAGTTAGTTGTCAGTTATCAGCAACCTATAAAGACCTGAAAAACTAAAAAATCTAAAAATAGAAATTAAGGAGTATTAAATGAATCTGAATTTCTTAGTTGATTTAAGTTATGATGAGTTACCAACTGAAGCTAAACAATACATTCTGAATCTCTTAGTTGATTTAAGTTATGATGAGTTACCAACTGAAGCTAAACAATACATTAAGCACTTAATAAAAACAAAAAAACCCTTTGTATCGACAATCCTAAAAGATTTTCATGACATTGCAATCAAAGCAGACGACATAGATGCACTTTTAAGCGGTGCATTTATTGACGCTGATTCAGATAGGGAAGCAGGATGTTTTTGGCATTTTAAAATTGCTATATTCCAGTTTATCTTTTCGATTTTAACAGGTGTAGCAATACCTAAACTTCTCAAAGAAAACTATTGTCTTTTTCTGCAATCTCTTGTTATAGCTTCTAGCTATTCTGTAAAGAGCGATGACGATAAATCTAGTCTCTAATATTAGAGCCATAAATAAAGTAAAAAACAACTAAAAATAACCTAAAACAGGGGTAAGCCATATGAGCGCAAAATCAAGAGACAAAATCAGAACTTATGGGTCTGCAAGAGGAGAGTTAATCGTAGTCGATCCCCAGCTAATTTCTTTTAGATTAGCTAACGGTGACTTTATCGGACCAAGAATAGGGCTTCATGACGACGGCAAAATGCGCGTCTTACCTAGCGAAACCCATTTAACCTTTAGCCTCGATTTAATCGAGGCTATCTCAGGAGAAAACGGATGGAATACCCGCGTTACCTACGATTTGGAGCTAATTCAGGAACTAGCCGATAAAATACTAGCATCGGGAACAATTTATCAACCTTTACATTTAGTCGCCGACGGCGATAGATTGTTTCCTATGGACGGGCATCGGAGGGTCTTGGCTTGGTTGCTTTTAGCCTCTCAAGAGATTATTGTTCCTAATGTTTTGGCAATTATTAAGCCTCTAGCATCAGGTCTGACCGTCCGTGATTTAGAGTATCAAATGCTTTCCTACGGCACTGACAGCGAAAAACTATCGGTGTACGATAAAGCAAAACTGATCAAAAGACATCTACATGAGGACAGATTAGGTGGCTTAACTGAAGAACAGTCCTGCCAACAGTTTTGTGAAAAAACAGGATGGAAAAAATCGGACTATAACCGAACTTTAGAGATTTCCTCGATGTCTAGTCCGACATTAAAAGCAATCGAAGGTAAAGTATCGGAAACGACTTTACACAATCTTGTGAGGAAAAATGAACTAACACTCTCGGAGAAAGAAAGTGTTCTTTTAGAGACTGTAGCTATAGCAGAAGAAAAAGGGATAAAAGCCACTGGGGAATTAGTCGAATCGGTAACAGCCAACTTTATAGAGTCTAAAAATCCAACCTTTTTAGACTCTGATGAGAGTGTAAAACCTAGCGACGAAACAGAGCCAAAACCAATTAAGCTTACTCCGAAAGCTAAAGAAGTTAAATATCTACTAATGACTTTAGCAACCGAAGGGAATGCGAGGCAAACAGATGATGATACAATGAGTGTGGACTTTCCCAAAGAGTTATGGGAAAAAGTCATTGATTTTGTAGAGAGATTAAGTTAGGATTAGTTGTCAGTTATCAGTAGAAAATTACTAAATAAATCAGAGAAAAACAATGAGCCAAAAAATTGACTATTACAGCGATCCTACACAGACTTCACTAATGGCCGAAAAACTAACAGATGTAGTCGGTGATTTAGTTTTTCTCTTTGCTAGTAAAGAAGAAAAAACAGTCTTTTTTGAATTAATACTTGTAGATTTGTCGCTTTTAGCTTCTCAAGACGGATGTGTAGCGGCGGGGAATGGGCTAAAAACAATTGAAGCTTTACTATCTAAGTTAGATTAGTTTAAAATTAGCTATCAGTTATCAACTAAAAATCAAAACAATTAGGAGTATTATGTCTTTTTTCGTCTTTTCAGATTGTCCTTCTCGTGACACAGAGTGGCCTCAGCTTGACCCCGTACAACTGAGTCCAGAAAAAATAGAACAAGAAAAAAAACGGGCAGAAAAAAAGATTTTTAGAAGTATTCATTCAAAAAGAATACTTGGGAGTCTAGAAAAAATTGAAATAGTTTACGGATATACAATTTATGTATTTTCTGATGGCAGCCGATGGAACTTAGAGGATTATTATAGACATTTAGAAAGTATTCCCCTTTACGGTCCGTACTTAAGTGATTATGGAATTAACCGAAAAGATAAAGAAGGATTTACTCCAGTTAGAACATATCAAGCAACAAATGATATGTTTCAATAAATCTCAAATAAAAAACAGAGGGTTAACCCTCTGTTTTTTTTCTGTTATGCTCCGATTAGTTTCTCCTGTAAATATTGGTAAACTTCTTTCTGTAAATCTTTTGGGGCGGAACACAGAAAAGCTTTCACATCTTCTAGATCAATCTCTTTAATCATCTTCTGTAACTCATCTAGCTTTGAGTAAAGAGACTCAACTTCTTTAATTACAAGCTTTGCTTTAACTTGAGTATCAGCTTCCTGAAAAAGTTCGGGAACTAAATTAGGATTTTTAACACAATCCTTTTTTTGATTGATTGGATCTTTTAGAAAATCCTGAATTGTTAGCCAATCGCCATTAAGATAATTCACAAAAGAATCTGTATCAAGTCCAAATACAGCAGCTAGTAATCGCATATTCCCTAGATCAGGGCAACTAGCGATATTTTTTAGCTCCCAGTTTTGAACCGCTCCCCCAGAAAATTCTGTGCCAGGTAATCCCAATCGCCGGCCTTCTTTTAGTATCCACTCGGTAAATTCGGCTTGGGTCATACCTAGACCTATTCTTTTCGCTTTAATAGTATCAGACATTCTACTTATCCCTTTTTCTGACAGGGCCGAACTTTTTACTCGTTTCCGGGGTGATCCGTCGCTATTGAATCGTGGTGTAGCCATAAAAGTGTATTTTGATAAGATACCCTTATCTTACACTACCCTGTAAAAAACTTACAAAAAACTTACAAAAAACTTGCAACCAATCTCAACTTTTATGCTACAATATAGAAAATTCTGTAGATTGAACTATGTCCGCCAATCAAGATGCCCCAATAAAAGTTGTTTCGATCCGGGTAAAACGAGAGCTATGGGCTGAAATTTGTCAAAGGGCCGAGGTTTTAGACCTAAAGACCCAAGAAGTATTTGAAATTGCACTAAAATCTTACCTTTTTATCCCCATTGACACCGAACTCAATGCCAGAAAAGAAGGCGAAGCTGCGTTTTACAACTCTTTGCATAAATCTAAAACCTAAGCGTAGCAAGGATTTACAGGTGTAGTGCAAGTGTAGTATTTACCGATCAAGAAAATTCTGCTAGGATAGTAAATACCTTGATTTGCTCCCTCCTACCCATCTACCCAACTACCCAACAAAAAACCCGCTCAGAGGCGGGTCGTGTAAACAAACACTTTTCATATAGAAACTATGGTAACACAAAACTCTAACCGTGTCAAGATCGATAAAAACAATCCTTGTCCCCACTGTGGCAAGCCTGATTGGTGCTATATGTACACAGCCCAGGACGGCAATCTACTCTCGGTATGCAAGCGAAACTACGACCCTGCACCAGGATGGGAAAAATCGAGCAACGTAGATAGTGAGGGTACACCGCTCTACTATCTCAAGAAAGAAGTCAAATTTTCCGACTACAAAACAGAAAAAACTCAATACTCCCTTTATCCCCCTCTTGCCAGTGGCTTGAAAATCCGTGTGTACCGGAAGGACTATCAAGAGAATGGTATCTGGAAAAAGGATATCAAGCAGCAGCATTCTACAGATAATGGTAAAAATTGGAAATGGGGACTAGGTGATATTGAGTACAAAGATATACCTCTTTACCGTCAAGATCGGCTGGAAAAGGCTATTAAGGAAGGAACCCGGGTATTTGTAGTTGAGGGTGAGGCTAAAGTAGAAAAGCTTGAATCTCTGGGATTAGTTGCCACTTGTAATATAGGCGGATCAAAGAAATGGCAGCCGCTTCACACAGAAGCTTTAAAGGGAGCAAATCTGGTTTTATGTCCTGATCGTGACAAAGGGGGAGTGTCTCACTGCCAGAAAATTTATCAAGATTTCCCCGATGCAAAATGGCTTTATGCCTATCCAGATTCTCCTTTATGGGATCACTTGCCAGAATCTCAAGGGGTAGATATTATCAATTGGATTGAAGAAAAGAAGGTAACTCTCGATACATTATTAACTTCAATAGTTGATAAGCCAAAAGAAATAAAAGAGAGCAAAGAAAAAGAAGTCACGGTAACAGAAACGATGACTTTTCAAGACCTAATAACAGCTATTGACGGCTGTATTGGTCAAGACGAAATTACCCGAACTCAATGGCAAGAAAAAGTCGATCTGTGGGCAAAAGCCACTGGTAAAAAACCAGCAGAAATACGACATTTAATTGAAATCCGTAAAACAGAAATAGCAGAAGGGGACGCTATTAAATCAGGATTAGAAGGGTTCCTGAAAGGTAAGCATTACCAGAAAAAAGAGATTGATCTTTTTGAGATACTTCCCAAACCTTTAGCCGAAGCGATTATATCCCGTGCCAAAACTTTGAATCAACCCCCAATCAGATTACTGCATTCTTTATGGCCAATACTAGGAGCTATTTTAGGAAGTCGGTTTGCGATTAACCTCCGAACTACTGCAAGAGAAAGGGAATGCTGGAAGGAATACCCGATCTTCTATTGTGCAGACTTAGGCGGGGTTTCTACTGGAAAAACTCTCACTCAAAACGAAGTTTGTCGGGTTTTGAAAAGAAAAGATTTAGCCGAGCAGAAAAGAGTTACTAAGGAACAATCCACACTAGACGATCTAAAAGCTGCGTGGCAAGAAATGTCAGCATCAGATCGCAAGGCAAACAAAACAAACGCTGAAATCAACCCACGTCTTTACGAAAAAGAACACTGTCAGGCGCGTCGGTGGTTTTACGACGAGGGGACTCTTGATGGCATTTTAAAAACGATGTCCTCACAACCTTCTTGGCAAGGTGGGGTAGTCGTCTATGATGAGCTATCGGGATTTTTCGAGGGATTAAATCAGTACCGATCAGGTGGTAAAGGGAATGACCGGCAACGAGATTTAAGCAATTGGAATGGACCAATCCGAAATACTTTTGACCGTGTAAACAAAGATAATCGATACTATTTAGATGGACAGACACTTAATAAATTAGGTGGGATACAAGTCGACAAACTTAGGAAATATCTTGATTTATCTAATGATGTTGACGGAGCGGTTTCTCGGTATCTTTTCTTGCTACACGAACCTCTTGATCCTCGCCCTGGTAAGCCGCCAGAAGACCCTAATTCTATCGATGAGTGTATCGAAAATATTATCAATCAAATCAGTGGAATTAGCCTAGAAGCCGATGAGGATGGGATTGTCGATCCTCATAATTGCTGGTTTAGCGAAATTGGAGAAAGTTATGCCTTTGGTATTAAGTACCATTACGAGATACTTATTAAGAAGTATCGAGCGATTAATCCATCATTTGCTTCCTACTTAGGAAAACAAATGAAGACCTTTTTAAGGCTTACATTAAGTATTCATCTTCTCAATTGGATATTTGATCCAGATAATACCAATCTTTACAGTATTCCTGTACAAACAGCCATTAAAGCTGCTAAGATGACCGACTTCTATATCAGTCAATTCTTGACAATTCAGGGAGTCACGTCTCAGGACGAAAATCCAGTACAGGGTATTTTATCCGAAATCTGGGAGATCGTTAAAAGCGCAGGTCAAATTAAACCTCGGGACGTTGCCCAAAAATTCGGCGGGCGTAAAATTAATGGGGAAAAAGTAAATACATCTATCGCCCGTACCCTACTTACTCAGTTAGAGCAAGCTGGCTATGGACGATTAGAAATTAAGTCAAGGGGTATGGTGTTGCACTATCAAGAGCCAAAAGTAGTAGAAACTTTTGAGATAGAAGATTCTCTGGAATATCAATCAGAGATAAAAGAGGAAGTTATTCAGGTTCCCACTCCTACGCCAAAATCAGAACCTGAGACAGTAAAAATTGAACCAGAACCAGTCGATGAGCTATCGGCTGATGGTGTACACATCGATAACTTACCTGATCTTGAAAAAGAAAGGGTATTAGTGCGGACGGCTGCACCTATTCAGATAGGAGAGCGAACTATCCCTCCGAGAGCGGTCGGAAAAATTATAGAAGTAACTTTTGACGATCAATGGCTTTTGAGGGTAGAAACTGTTCTAAATGGGTCTGTGATCATTTTTACAATTCCGTTTTCTGATTGCTATTTACAGGATATAAGCACCTGATAGGATTGACAATTTTAGGAGTCCCTGATAGGATTAAAGTGCTAGAGTAGCTTGGTAGCTAAAGGCTGAAACGGAGCCTTCAACCGAAAAGGGACTTAATGCAAAAAATAAAGTTATTTTTTGTTTCAAAACTGAAATTTGCGAATCCACCGAACTTGGCAAAGATTGAGTGAGGGAAGGGCGTTTCGTCAGGAGTAGATTTAATTAAGTTTTGCGGGTTCAATTCCCGTCTCTAGTACCTAATGATTGGACAATACATTCCCTCTCGATACCCTGAAAAGGTTTATCGTGTCAATTCCTATGGTCAAGTTTTTCCTCGGTGCAAACCACTGGGGATTGTTAAGACTGCTATAGGAATCTACTATCACTTTGAGTCACTCGATCACCTCACAAAAGGAGAACATTTTTACTGTTTTCGCAAAGAAGATTTTACAGAAATTTCTTGACAATTCTAGTAAAATGATGTAAGATTTAAGTAATAGATTGAAGAGGAAATCATGAAGCTTATCGTAAACATGAACACTGCTGAAATTAGTTATTACGCTAATTTCTATGCGGGACAATATCGAAATTCTAAAAAAGAATCTGGAGAAAATGTCCAAAAAAAACGTGCCATTTTATACTCTAAAATCCAGGAGTATAATAAAGTTTTAGAACAACGGGGTTTTAAAAAAGTAAAGGTGTAATCATGACAGAAGAAAAAAAGAAAGCATGGGCTAAATTATCAAGTCAGGATGAGATTGACAAGAACAAAGGACTTGTCAGAGGAACGGAAGAACAAGAGTCTGCTAATAGGCTTAAAGCGCATCTAGAAAATTGTAGAAAACACTTAAAGGATTGGAGACAATGAAATATACAATCAGAACAATAGATAGAAAAAATAAACCTTGCAAGATTAAAACTTCTATGCACGAAAGCCGATTAATGGCTTATTTAGACGCTTTAAGCCGCAACGGGCATCGCGGTATTCTAGTAGAGGAATCAGTAGGTATTTCCTAGTAATTTCACCCAACAGGAGTGACACTAATGGACACACGGTTAGTAGCGGAAAAACTGTTTAATTTTTGTGAGGGAAGATATCCAGATTTAAAATGGTCTTGGGATTATTCTTATAGTGGTATTGATAATTGTAAGGATGTTTCACTTATTTTTGGTTCTTGCTCTTTGTTTAAACTGGAGCTAGAAATTCGCTCAGAGAAAAAACAAGAGCGTTATTCTTACGAAAAAGAAGCTACTTACGATTATATACTAGGGTTGCTTCGAATATCTCAATCAGAAGAAAAATCCTTACTTCCCTGGTCAGGTAGCTTTCAAGTAAGTCTAAACCATGATAAGAATAGCGAGTTAGAGTTTACGATTGCCACTCATGACGAGTGGAATGATGATAGCTGGCTTTTAGTAAAAAAAGCCAGAAAAATAGTGAGAGAAATCTTTAATTTTATTGAAGATGAAATCCAAGAATAGACAGGAGTAACAAATGGACATAAAACAAGTAACAGAGAAAATATTGGAATTCTGTCACAGAAGTTATCCAAATTTAAGATGGAATCTTGACTCTGAAAATAATATAATTCAGTGTCCACTTTTTCCTGATGAATTAATAATAGAGGTTTTTCTGGATAGTCCGCTTAAGCGTGTTTTATGCAAAGCGTATTATGTAGGCACGTTTGAATTATGGATAAACCCTGATGATAGAGACAATAACTATCGTTATGAGAATCAAATAGCATTTAATTATATTAGAAAGTCAAAATCTGATTATTTTGATAACAAATACAGAGAAACTCGAAAAATAATGTTAAATATTTTTAACTTTATTCTCGATGAAATCCAAGAGTAAAAACATTACTAAGAGTTAAAACAATGGCGACAAACAAAGAGTTAGGACTTCCGCCTAAAGGAACGTATCCAGCTAAGGTAATTGAAGTTATCGATGATTTTAAAGTAGTAATAAACCGTGGTAAATTAAATTGTATCCGAATAGATACTTCTCATCTAGTTTATTCGATTACAAACAAGCCAATATACGACCCGATAACTAGCGACTTCATTGGTCATCGTATTCTTTATAAAGGGTCAGGAATGATTATTTCTGTTAAAGAAAATACCTCTATTATTCAAGCTTGTAATAATTCTCGATATGACTGCAAGAAATTTGTCAATGTTTGTGTCGGCGATTTAGTTATTTGTATTTGAGGCAATAACAATGGAACTATTAAAAAAAGCGTCACTTAAAGAAATCAGAGATGTCTTTAAAAAAACTTTTGAGCAGATGAGTATCTCCGAATACGATACAGTGGACATCTCAGAGTGGGATACAGTCGCAGACGACAAATGTATTCGTTTGATAGGAACTTTGGTAATTAAAGAAGATTATCTTTACAAAACTTATGGTAAGTTAATAAAAAACAAAAGGTATGAAGTTTTGATTGAATGTCGAGAAATTTCGACTGAATATCAATTGATAAACAAATGCTTTGAAAAAATCACAATAGAAGGTACGTTAGGCGGGTCTTTGGTTGTCCTGCATTGGAACTACAGTCTTGACAAAAACAATGAAACTTCAAGATATAATCTTTATCCAAGCGGAAACAAAGAAGAGTTCAATATTTTGATTCCAGAAGCAACAAAGATAATGGAAACTATTTTAGGTTTTATCAAAACAATTAAAGCTGAGGATTAACGCTAATGAACAAAATAGAAGCATTGAAACAAATTGAGGTTTTTTGTAGAGAAACTTTTAGTCAGTCTAATTACTCAGAATGGCAAATAAAGACGGAAGACGGATTTTCCTATCTACAAGGAACACTGCATATGTTTTCTCAATGTCTAGTCCAATGTCAATACGAAGTGTGGATTGAGTTTCAAAATAAATATTCTAAAAAATTAATAGTTACAGTAGAAGCTTGTTTAGCTTTAGAGCATAATTCTGTACCTTATCTTAGTTGGGTTGAAATAAAATCAAACAAGAAAAAAATACAAGGAGATGGTAAACATTTGGATATTTTACTCACAGAAACAAAGGAAATAATGAGACCTATCTCAGATTTTATCGAAAATGGAATACAGTCTAAAATAGACTCGTCTAGAAAAAAAAATAGTCAATTGTAAGTGGCTATAGATTTTATTAAAACCAAAATATAATCTAAAATAAAAACATGACACTAACACTACAAACACAAACACTTTTCGTGCCGACCAAGCCACAAATTCAATTAAGAGATGACCAAAAAGCTCTTAAAAGAGAACTGTATGATGCTCTAAAAATCTACAAAAGAGCCTTAGCAGTTGCCCCTTGCGGATGGGGTAAAACAGTATTTTTGTGTCAAATAATCTACGACGCTGCTGTAAAAAGACAGCGTCGGACTTTAATCGTAGTACCTTTTAGGGTGCTTATTGAGCAAACCCTAGAAACTCTAGGAAAATTTGGACTATCTGCTGGGGTAATTGCTGGTAACTACAAAGAAGATAGAAGCCAATTAGTACAAATCGCAACAACTCAAACCTTATCTAGAGGACGAGATATTACTTGGTTTAATCCCGAAGTAATACTGGCCGACGAAGTTCATCTATCAGCTTACTGCCAATGGTTTAGAGACAATTTTCCCAATCTTAAAAACGGTAAGCAAACAACCTCAATTAAAGACATTCGTGATGAATTAGCAGTATTAGGTATCGCTGTAGAAAGAGAAGACATAGAATCTTACAAAATTACTTTTGAGGAAGCTAAAGAAAAATGCAAACACCTTAGCCTAGTTTACGCTGAGTCAAAAGAGATATTACAAGAAATAAACTCAGCATGGGGAGTAATTCGGAAACAACAGCACCTTTTTTCAGGGAAAACCCTACCAGTAGATAATCGCCTCGTAATTGGACTAACAGCAACTCCGCGTGAAGAGTTGGGAGATATTTTTGAGGTTCAGGTAACTGGACCCACTCCAAAAGAAATGATCGAACGTGGCGCGCTTGTCGGTTGTGTTTATTTTGGAACTAAAAATAAAATTAATACTAAAGGAGTAAAAATTAATGGCGGTGACTTTGATGCTAGTCAGTTAGAGATTCGTTGTCTTGAGGCGGTAAAATCAACAGTTTCCGAGTATCGCAGGCTCGGTCAAGGGAGACAATTCGTTTGTTTTGCTACGGGTGTGGAACACGCTAAAAGCCTCTGTACAGAATTTAACGAGAGGGGTGTTCCCACGGCTGTTATTACGGCCGAAACACCAGAGCAGGAAAGAAGAGAAATATTTAGAAAAGTAGCTGAATTGAGATTGCGGGGGATCATAAATATCAATACTTGCGGGATAGGGTTCAACTTACCCGCAATTTCTTGCATAATTCACGCTAGACCAACTAAGAGCAGAACTCTTTATATTCAGATGACTGGTCGGGGTCAGCGGCTCTGTAGCTGGTTGGGCAAGATCGATTGTCTGATTTTGGATCAAGCGGGGAACGTAACCGAGCATGGATTTATCGAGGATGTAGAGTATCCTAAGCTTTTTACATCTTCTGATACTCAAAAAGGACAAGCTCCGATCAAAGAGTGCAAAAATTGCAATAAAATAACCTACGCTTCCGCTCGTATTTGTCCTCATTGTGGCTACGAATTTCCGACAAAAGAAAAGAAACAAATCGCTAACGAAAGACTAGAGATCATTATTCACGATAAAGATAGAGAATTATACTTAGCCTATAAGTACGCCCTCAAGGAAGCCTATAAGAAAGGTGAGCATATTGATAGTGTCCGGGGATGGATGATCAAAACATTCAAAAATCCTAAATTAACTAAAGACTGGATGCCCCCTAAATCTTGGAAGTTACACGCAATCTTCAAAAAAGACTATACTGTAAAAGACTTGAATAATTACGAGGCTTACTTGAAAAGTCTTTGTCAAATCGAGAACGATAACTGGGTAAAAGCCAAGATGAAAGAGGAATTTGGAGATGGCTGGGACAATATTCGGCTCTAATGGATTATTACTGGCATCTTCCCAGGAATACAAGGAACAAATAGCTAACGAGCTATTTAGACTTATTTCTATAGGCTCCGCGCCTATTCTTTCCTATACCCTTACCACACCCCCAATTCCTCAAAGTATAGATAGCTACTATATTGTCCCCGCAGGAGCTACTGGGGCATGGGCGGGAAAAACTAATCAGATAGCTTATCCCGTAATTGGCTTGAATGGATTACCTACAGGAACTTGGAAATTCTGGCAGCCTTTTACTGGATTAACAGTTTTTTCTGTTTCTGGAGAAATAATATTTTTTGATGGTATAGATTGGCGAACCTCAGTCGCGGGGGGGGATATGCTTATCGCTGATTACGGGGGATCATCGTTCGGGACAGTGGCTAGAGCTGATGAAATTGTAGGGAATCCTAGTAATGATACTTTCTACGGGAAAGAATCAGGAAATAAAGGATTCTTCGGTTTTTTCTCAAAAGTTTTGTCAACTTCATTGACGGCTTTAAATATAACTACTGGTGGCGCAATAACTGCTACTGATACACTGTTGATTGCGTTAGGCAAAATCCAAAATCAGATTAATAGTATTAATATTAATTTGAGTGGAAATATTTTAACAACCGTATTAACTGGATTGTCAACAGCTACTGGTGGCGCAATAACTGCTACTGATACACTGTTGATTGCGTTAGGCAAAATCCAAAATCAGATTAATAGTATTAATATTAATTTGAGTGGAAATATTTTAACAACCGTATTAACTGGATTGTCAACAGCTACTGGTGGCGCAATAACTGCTACTGATACACTGTTGATTGCGTTAGGCAAAATCCAAAATCAGATTAATGATAATACAGAACAATATTCTGGGGACATAGAATCTCCTATTGTTCAAACTTATCCTCTTGATTTCGCTTTATTAAAAGGGTATAACATCCTAAGCTTTAGTGCCGTATCTGAATCTGGTACAGCTACTATATCGGTTAGCATTAATGGAATAAATATTTCTGGATTGAATAATTTATCTATTACTTCTACTCGATTAACTGTTCCCGTAACAACAGGGAATCTTCTTGACATAGGAGACAGGTTAGAACTTGTTGTTTCTGCTGTTAATAACCCTAAACATTTATTTTTTACTATAGGAAGAAAATATGTCTAGATGGTTATTTTTCCCCTCTCTTACATCTCTTTACGGAGAATTTACTTATTGCCAACTTGCAAATTCTCAAATACAAGCATGGCGACCACCAATATTAGTCGGTGGGACTTTCTTATATTGCGCTCAAGATATTAACCAATTCAATAGAACACCATGATAAACCAAGACAATATTGGGAATACCTACTTTAACGAACGCTCCTTGACACTAGGACAAGCGGGCATCACATCGACTGATTTAACTAATTTTTGCACAACAGCTTTTGGTGCTGGCAACTTTTTTGTTGACGGAACTGATGCCATTTATATTAGGCCGCCGTCCACAAATGAATCTTTGACGGGAAACATTACATCAACTTCCAGTTCTGCTAATTGGAGATTTAAAGTTGGGATAGGGGAAAATGAGACTGGACGTAATAATCTGAGGATAAAATCTGGCTCCGCTAATGGTAATAGCCAATCCATAGGTGTTAGCGATAGTAGCTTCTTTTCAAACACTTTAAATGTTTCAACTGCTTATATTTACATGGTAGCCAATTCCGAATCTATTTGCTATTTTGCAGTATCAAATAATGGGGGAGCCTATAATTTCGGTTTATATAGATTTTTTTATGCAGGATGGACAAAACAAGGTTTATATACTGAGACTAGCAGATTTAGAAATATTTGCGGATTATATCGCTCTCATAGCATCAACCAAGCGGCTAGGGTTGCATCTGAAAACCAAACAATAAGAGAACCCCTTATCTTAAATGATAATTACGGCATAACTTGCCAAACATCAACTCCAGGTGCTGACGCTACAGATTACGTTTTTAGGGATAATGCTTCTCCTAACAGAGCCATAGGAATAGCACACAACCTTATAAAAGTAAATCAAGCTATTCCATTAGGTCAAGTTATTCGCAATACTGGAGTTGACCCTGATGGAAGCGATAACCCTTTTTGGATTTGTGTGGCAGAGATAGGCAATGAAAGAGTTTTAACGCGAGTATGGACTGAGGGATTAGTTTAGTATGATTTATTATCACGTTTTTGGAACTGCTAGAGAAAAAAGCTTAAATGGGAGTCAAGATAATCCCATATTTTGGCGTACTGGTATACCGGTTTCGTGGGACAAAGAACCGACATTAAAGCCTGTTGGTGGAATTAATCTATTTGGTCAATTTTGGAAAATAATTAGCAAATACGGTCAACAAGTAAGTATTTTCTCTATTCCAGAAAATCAGTATAACTCTCGTTACACTGGTTCAATTGCCGACACAATCTCTTTAGAGAGAACCAGTAAAAATTACACTTATTCTGGTACTGTAAGCGAACCCAAAAAACTAGCTTATGATGTTACAGTAATTGACATTATTCGTGTCACTGATCCAGTTGATTTTCCTGATGATCCTTACCCAGTAAATATTCCTGAATTTCCTATTATTCCAGACAAAGACTATCAAACAGAAATTCAGTTTTCTAATTCTTTACTAGAAAACACAGAAGGGGCAGAACAACGAATAGTGGAATGGTCTAGCCCTATTAGAGTGTTCAATCTTGCTCGAACTACGTTACAATCTGATGATTTAAATGCCATTCTCGACTTTCATGAAGAAATGAAAGGATCAAAAAAAGATTTTCTTTATCGTGACCTTTCTGATTATCAGGTAAAAGGCCTATTGAGTGCTGCCACTGCTGCCACCAGTTTGATGGGTGATTTGATGGTACGAAATGTCATTCCCAACGCTGCCCTTTCTATTGACGGTTTCGGTAGTACAACTAATAGTGGAGTTATTCAAGCCAATATACCCACGGGTTCTACTATTGAGAGGGCTTATCTCTATGCTGTTTCCGTCTGGGATAAAAGTTCAGTTTACGGAGTAACTTTTAATGGGAATACACTTTCCTTAGATTCAGCAACTATTCTTAGTCAGAATAACAACCTAGCCACTACCGTCCTTTGGGATGTCACCAGTATCATCGCCTCTTCTTTTACGGGGGGATTGCAAAACTTTACTATCGTTGAAAACGGGCCTCCTTCTCCAAACCTAACTAACGATGGGGCGGTTCTTGTCGTTGCCTATAGTAATCCTTCTACCCAAGGTTTTACCTCGGTTATCTTAGACGGAGAACTGTCCACCGAAGGAGACACGTTCCAGTTTAATTTTGCCAGTCCTTACACTGGGGGAGATTTTCTGGTTTCACTTGCCTCTAGTCATAGCCATCAGCCAGTCTTGGGGCAGCAGCAATTTACCGTAATTGACGTAACTACTAACTCAACCAATAATCGACGTTTAACTACAAGTGCAGGGGGAGCGGATGACCGCACTACTGGTCAAACATCGGCAGATGGAAGTTTGATAACTGTTGGGGGGATAGGCGATAATCCTGCCAATCCAAATCCGACGATTCAGCCCAATCCTTTTGGGGTTGGGAATCCAGACGACGAATACTATAACCTTGCTCTTGGCAATAGCGCTAGTACCACTCCTTTTATCCAGCCAGGAGATACTTTCCTTAGCTTAAAAACAGTGAACCCAAGCAATGATGATAACGTTTTCGGAATGTTTATCACCAGTAAATTTAATCTCACTGCTTCAACATCCCCCACAGAAGGAATATTTAGCCCAGAACACAATGGAGTAAATACAGAATTTATTTTGATCAAAACATATTCCTGCGGCGACAACGTGCATTACAGGCCTATTCTTTACCCAGATATTGACAACCTAAAAATTTATCAAGGAACTACAGAGATACCACCGTCGGAATATATAGTAGCTCCTGGTAAAATAGTTTTCAACAATCCACCTCCTAGTAGCCCCAAATTAACTTGGGAAGGCACTTTTAAGGTATTATGTCATTTTGAAGAAGATAAATTAGATTATCAACCTATTACAAAAAATAGAGATAACGCTATTTTTTCTATCCCAAAATTAATTTTACGAGAATCAAGAATTGAGCCTGAAATTGCATTGCTACCTAGCGATGTTTTTTCTTCGGACTTAAATCACGATTTTAATTTAAATTTGACTAAAAGGTGTACAATTTCTCCTAAATTTGAGACAAATATTATTAGTTTATCTAGTGGAGAAAGAAAAAGATTTTCTCGGAGAAATATTCCCTCTGACATTAGCTCTTTACAACAAAGAAAAACTTTATCTCAAAAAGATATTGATTATTTGATTGCCCTATGGTTGTGTGCCAAGGGTTCAGGAGCGACATTTCGTTATCCTGATTTAGTTAACAATTTATCAATTTTGTCCCGATTCAACTCTGTCTCTTTGAGCTACCAAAACCAATCCTCTTTACAGATTTATTCACTTGGAGAATTACAGATCAGGAGATTTACCGAGGGAATACAACAAGATTCAGGGCTAGAAGATTTTTTCGCGAATCCTGTTCTAACGCTGTGTTATTGCGTTTTAATTGAACTTACAAACGGAGAAAATCTCGGTTATACGAATTTTTCCCAAGACTTAAAAATTGGCGGGGTAGTATTTCGAGCAAAGCAATCTCTTGATCCGACTGCAATGGAAAAACGATTGGGAATACAATCGGATAATCAGGAATATAGAGGTGCTTTTAGTGATAATATTGACGAAAATTTACTTTTTTCTAATAAATTTAGAGAAGCTCGAATTATTACAGCAGTTGTTGACTGGAGAAACCTACCTAATTCACTTTTAGATCTTCCAGACGAGCAAATACAAATAGGTTATGTGGGAGAAATTAAATCACTTGGTGGCGAAAGCTATACACTTGAAAATCTTACTGGCTCTAGTATTAATTTAAGGCAAAGTAGAGATCAAAAAACATCACCTTTTTGCCAATGGGCTTTTGGACAGGATAACGGTGATAACTCAGGATGCCGTAAACAAGTACCATTTTACGAAACTCAGGTTGCTGGTGTTAATGGTCGGAGAGACTTTGAGGTGTGGGGAGAATACCAAAATCTTGCTTGGGGAAAATGCACATTTACAGACGGGGCAAATAAATCAGCTACTTACGCAATCTACCGAACTGTTTCAATATTTGGAGGTAAAACTAATATTCAGTTATTTACTGAAGCATCTGGCCCCGTAGCTACCCACGATGGCGTAATCCTTACAGCCGGCTGTGACAAAACTTACAATACTTGTAAAAACACTTGGAATAATACTATAAATTTTGGCAATATCCCCAGTTTTGGCAACTTTATGCCTGGAAATGACTTTTTGTTAAGTTCTCCAAAGCAAAGCTAAGTTTTTCTAAAGAATTAATTTGAATTCATAAATAACAGTAAAAACTGTAGAATAGTTTTATTAATGTTCCCCTTCTGCCATGTATTATATTTCTGTTGCCAGCCAAAGCCATCCCCCCTATGTCGAAAATCATGGTCTAAAAATAAGTCTTAATGACATTGGCACTGTTGTGGCTATCGCAATAGCATTACTTAGTATGTTTTCAAGAAATACCAAATCACAGGCCAAAGAACTTGATCACGAAACTTTTGAGAAAACATCAAAGAAGATGGAATCTCTTGAGCAAAAGCTAGAGAAAATGGTCGAAAGACTATCAACAGGGATAGAAAAACTGACTATATTAACAGCGCAACTTGACAAAGAGATAAGCCTTATTAAAGCGAAACAAGAAACTTTCTCTTCTATTTCTAATCAAATAGAAGCAATTCGCAAAAAACAGGAAGAATTTGATATACGAATCGGAATACTTGAACATAAATCTTAACAGAATTGTCAACTTTATTAACTAAATTACCATGAAATCCCTAACGGCAAATCGCAACACTATATTAAAATCGCACCTAATTGACTCTAGTTCTGAAAGTCTTCCCCAAGACTTTAGAACAATCCCAATCAAAGCTGGACAAAGAGTAATTTATAATCAGATTCTCAAAAAAGAAAAAAATCACTATTTACTAGAAGTAAAGCCTCCGATTGAGGGTAAATTTAATTGGTACGCTTTTGCTAGTCACTTTGACGACCCTAATCCCTCGGTAGTCCGCAAGGATCAAGTTGAGGGTGTGTTTAATAGGCTTAACGATAAAATTACTGATTTTCAGTTTCAAAAATTAGATGAGTGCCTTAAGAGATTTGACATTACCACAGTACAAAGAGTTCGACATTTTTTAAGCCAAATAGCCCATGAATCAGCTGGCTTAAGGTTTATGGTAGAAATCCACGACGGCTCAAATTATGAAGGACGAAAAGACTTAGGGAATACCAGACCTGGTGACGGCAAAAAGTTCAGAGGTGTAGATGCTATTCAAATGACTGGCAGAACCCATTATCAGGCATTTGCTAACTATATAGGCGATCAGCGTGTTATGGAAGGGTGGCGATATGTTAGCGAAAAATATTTATTTTTACCTTCTGGGTTTTGGTGGCAAAATAACAAAATGAACGAACTGTGTGACCGTGGGGCAACCGTTGAACAAATTACCCGTCGTGTCAACGGTGGTACAAATGGTCTAGCTGAAAGAAAACGGTATTATGAGAGGGCTTTAAGATTTATCTAAGATATTGACAATTCAAAAAGTAACCTGTAATATTTAGTTAAAATTAGAGGTTGTCATGAGAAAACAATACCGTCCGTTAATACTAGAGACAGTAGAAGGTTATCCGGCATTTATTAACTGTTACGAGATTATTACAATTACCTATTGCTCTATTGAAGATAATTACATAGTCGATGCGACTTCACAAGTGGGAATTGTAATATCTAATGTTGCGGCTAAGGCTTTAATGAAAGCGTTAACTACTGATTTATTTTTTTCCGATGATGACATTGACGAAAGAAAAGTTTTGCGGAGCGATGGGACATTTGATAGATATTTTTAATATTTAGATTTCTCCTTGGGTGATTTAAGACAGACCATCAACAAAATGGTCTGTTTTCTTATATCATAGAAATAGTACATGGCAGTTCTAATGGCAAAAAAGAAGAAAAAGGATGACAAATTAAGAGGCTCTCAGCGATCCCTTACTTCACCGGGGATCGTGTCGGTATCACGTCGGTACGATTTGGAGATTACGGAAAATCCTATCCGTGATCCAAGAATATCAAGAGAATTAATTGAACTTAATCAATGGTGCTATGAGGTTATCCATGCCCTTGACATGGCCGCTTCTGATACCTTTGCATCTGACGATGGAGATGATCAGGGATGGGTAGTAGCCAAAACCCTTGATGATGAAGAAACTCCTATTAACCCAGAAGTGTTTGCCATTGCAGAAGATATTAGGTTGAGAAAGCAGAATTTTTCAACCTATGTGATTGGTGGGGATAGACTCAAGAAAGCCTTAAGATGGGCATTAGGGAAGGGAGAATGCTTTCTAGAGTTAGGTATTGAACGAGAGGGTTTATCTGCTAACAAGTCTAAGGATTTTGGTGTAGCAAAGGCTCTTTATTTGCCTACCTTTGAGATGTTTAGGAAAGAAACAGATCAAGGGGAATTAATTGGGTTTGAGCAAAGGAAATACGTTTCGGAGTCTGACCCTGATTATTTTTTTGAACCCTATAAAATCTGCCATATTCGCCATGAACCTGATTTTCTTTATGGTCGCTCTCTTTGGTTAGCTTCTTTAGATGCTTGGGCTGATGTTAAACAAGCTTTCGATAATTTGATTAGGGCATCCAATGACTTAGGAGTTTCCCCGACGCTTCATATTATGCCAGGTATTTCTACCGAGCAAGAAAGAATTTATGAGCGAGAATTAGAAATCCGTAGAAAAAGCGGAATAATAACCGACCATATTCTCAGCTATCCTGGACAAGATATTCGCAAAATGACTAATTTTAACTCTGATTTAACAGGGTTAATTGATACTCTTTTACAATGCCGGTACAAGCTAATTATCCCTGGATTCCCGACCTATTTCTTCCCAGGATTAGAATCAAAAGGGGGAACTAAAGAGTTATCCCGGTCGCCTGATCGTCGCTATTCTAGGATGAGATACGGATGGTGTCAGCTTCTTAGCGGTGCTATCAAACAGGTAATTGATACAGAAATCATTCTCAGAAAAGGGTTAGATTTTTATGCCGAAAATGCTAAAAATAAATATCGGATACTGTGGCCAGAATGGAGTGAATCTATAGATGGTCTATCAGGAGGGGAGGTTGAAGACACTGACTCTGATTTAACCGATGAAGAAACTAATAAACAACCTGTTAAGAAACTAAATATAAATCAAAATGATTAATCAAATTATTCATGGTGATTGTTTTGAGGTTTTGAAAACTATTTCTGATGGTTCTATTGATTTAATCCTTACTGATCCTCCTTATGGACTTTCGTTCATGGGAAAAAATTGGGATCATGGTGTACCCGGTGTACAGTTTTGGATTGAAGCTTTACGAGTTGCTAACCCAGGAGCGCACCTATTTGCTTTTGGTGGGACTCGTACTTTTCACCGATTGGCAGTAGCGATCGAGGACGCTGGTTGGGAAATCAGAGATACAATTATGTGGGTCTATGGGTCGGGGTTCCCGAAGTCGTTGGACGTGAGCAAGGCGATTGATAAAATTGCAGTAGTTGAATGTCCTGCGTGTAATGGTACAGGAAAAAACACTAAACTTGAGTCATGGGAAGAGTGGATTAAAAAAACTCAAGCCTATGGTGGGACACGCAAAGAGTGGGAACGATTGCTAGAATTATCTATAGTTGAATGTCCTGCGTGTAATGGTACAGGAAAAGTACGCGGAGCGGAGAGGGACAAAGTGCCAGCTACCGGAGGACTTCATAAAAACGCAAACCTGAACGATGACGGTTGGAGCAAGATCGGCGATAGTGCATCCGTGATGGATTCATGCAATCCCGCCACCCCCGAAGCCCAGCAGTGGCAAGGCTGGGGAACTGCTCTAAAACCAGCCTTTGAACCAATCATTGTGGCTCGTAAACCTCTCACTGGCACGGTCGCGGAGAATGTCCTACAGTGGGGAACTGGGGGGATTAATATCGATAGGTGCAGGGTGGAGACTAGCGGAAGCGGTGGGAATGGGCTTGGCTCTCATTTCGACAAGCTAGGCAACACAACACCACTTCTTCGCCACAGTGACGCTTCTCCCAACATCGGAAGATGGCCCGCCAACTTCATCCACGACGGCAGCGAGGAGGTGGTGGGGTTGTTTCCTGAGACAAAAAGCGGAAAGATGAAAGAGGGACAGATACGAACCAGCAAGCCTCTCTTCGGAAGCAAGACAGACCATATCGCTGAAACATACGGTGACTCAGGCTCTGCCGCCCGATTTTTCTATTGCGCTAAAGCTAGTAAATCCGAACGCGGTGAAGGTAATACTCATCCTACGGTAAAACCACTAGCATTAATGAAATATCTCTTAACTCTAGGATTACCTCCGGGTGGGACAGTCTTAGACCCTTTTTGTGGTTCTGGCACTACTGCTTTAGCTTGCAAAGAATTAGGTAGAAATTATATCTGTATCGAGAAAGAATTAGAATATTATCAGATAGCTTGTAACAGACTAGACCAACCTATAGAACCTATTCCAGATGAACCGATAGAAGAACCAGTAGATAATTCTCCATTACAGTTAAAACTGTTTTAAATTTGATAAAATACAGTAAAATCAAGAGATAATTATGACAAATCTAAAAGCTTATGTTGTTTCCGATTCTAATAATAGTATTCTAACCGAACTAGATGCTAAAGACGCTAAAAGTGAGGTTTTAGAAGATGAGGTGCGTGACTTAACAACTCGGGGTAAGTCTTTGATTAGCGAACTTAATAAAGCAGAAAGAAAAGCGTACAGTAGATTAGGGAACTGACAAGAAATAACTCTTGACGGTCAAGAGTTATTATTTAATTTAAAGAGAAAATTCATGAATAACAATAACTTTGACGCTATTATCGAAGATTTGAGTATCGAAGACTTGAGAGCTGAATACGCCGAATTAACCGACTCATACGATAACCTGATGTTTGATTATGAAACATTAAAATTAAAGATAAAAATGTTAGAAATTGAAAACCGTAACCTAAAAGCTAAACTCAATAAATCAGAAAAAATCCAAGAATTAGTTTATGACGGATTAGGAGATAAATAATATGACAGATAAATTTAACCCAAAAGATAAAAAGTCAAGTAAACTTACTAAAAAGATGAGTAAAGAAGAATGGGAAATGCGAAAACCACTGCCGCCAGAAATATTAATTTCTGCTTTACAAGACCCGATTCATAAAAACATTGGACGCTCTAAATTTGTTAAAGCATTGAAAAGCCCGATAAAACCATCGAAAGTAGAATAAGGTCATGGCAGATAAATTTAACCCAGAAGATAAAAACTTACAGCCAATTGGTCAGTTACTAGAGAGAGCGGAAGTAACAGCCAATGACATTCAAAAAGCTATCGATGACTGGAAAAAGAAACCTCCGGATGATGAATTTAAAAACCTATTAGAACCTGAAATAAGTTATGAGTGATTTTTCTTTCAACCCCGCAACTCGACGCTATCGAGACAATCGAACGGGGAGATTTGTCTCTACTGAAAAAGTTAGACAAATCTCTCAACAAACTATTAATGCCCGTACTCAAAAAACAGATAAACTTACCCGTGACCTTTTAGAAAAAAAAATAACTGTTAGTGAGTGGGAAGAGAAAATGTCTTTCGAGATTAAAAACCTAACTATTCAGCTTTATCGAGTTGGCAAGCCTGATATGAACGCTTCTGACTATGGCAGAATTGGTCAGATGCTTAGAACACAATACGCACGATTAAGAAAGTTTTCCCGTGATATTATTCTTGGTACTCAATCAGAGGCTCAAATAATCAACCGCTCTAAACAGTACGTTGCCAAGTCTAGAGAAGCTTTTGAAGAGGGGAATAGGAGAGGACACGCTCTAGTCAACAAGTGGGAAAAGAGAATAATTACCAAAAGAGAATCTTGCCAAGAGTGTCTTTTTTATGAAAGTGCCGGCTGGCAGCCTATTGGAACACTTCCCCGACCGACTGAAAGATGTACTTGTCGGGCCAATTGCGGTTGTTATTTTGTTTTTTCTAACTCTAGGACACGACCTACCGAGAATATGCTCTCGTTAAACTTTGGCTGGACGAAATAAAAAACGCAGGGTATCAATCCTGCGTTGTTTCCTCAGCTATACACTTTCTATGGAGACAAATATTTTGTATTGAAATTTTGTATTTATAGGGTTGGGCTGGAGACGACACTATTAATATAGATCAACCAACCACAAACGTCAAGTCTTTGGATAGAATTATTTATATAAGTATTTTTTATTGACATGGAACTAAAACTAACCCGCGCTGAATTAGAGATATTGCTACAGACCCGTCATCCTACCGACGAGGAGATGTCGTTAATCAATCAATTTAAGCCCTACGGACTCGATCCGTGGGAATCATCGGAACTGATGCGATTTGCTTTAATTGCCTCAAATAACTTAATTCACAGTTCTGGCCAGGTATGGGATAAAAATGTTTTAGAAACCATGGTAGCTAGTTATCCTGGATGCGCTTTAATGATCGATCATGAATGGGAAGATCAGTCCAAAACTTTTGGGATGATCTATGATTCTTTTATTTATTCCTTGCCTCGTGTAAGCAAGGAAGGGATAGCACGAATCCTCGAAAAATCTCCTAATCCAAACGAAGATTACCGAATAATCCAAAAAGATGGCTATCATCAGGTCTTGGTTTTCGGTTTTGTAGAAGCGACTCACCCGATTATTTCTGAAATTTCCTATGGCAGAAAAGCCGATGTTTCAATGGGGGGAATCTTTTATGGCGAGTCGATTTGTCCTATCTGCGATATTCCTTACAGTGATCCTAAGTGTCCCCACTACCCCCCGTATATGGCGGGATTAGTAGATGAAGAAATACTAACCCCTTACTATCGCCGCTCCGGAAAAATGGATTCTATCGAATGCAGTTTTGTTACCAGTGGCAATTGTCGTCAGGCAAGATTAATAGATTCCCGTCTTAATACTTTTGTTTTTAGCTAAAACAGAAAGTTCTGTAGTACAATTATATCTAATAGTTAGTGATCAGTAATCAGTAATGAATACCCTAAAAGAAATCAAACGGGTTACTCCCGTAGTTATTAAAGATTCAGTAGAAGGAAGTGATGCTCCTTCTCAAGAAGAAATCTACGCCCTGACTCAAAAAGCCACTTTTCGAGGTGATTTAAAGTCTTCTGAGGGTGGTGTACCAGTCAAAAATTCTGACCCTGATCCCACTCCCGTCCCAGTCTTTGACCCCAAAGCGATTCAAGAGATTGTCAAAAACACCGTAGCAGAAACCGTAGCTTCAGTAAAGCAAGCGATGGAATTGGAAAAACAATCGGCACTAGAATTCCAAAAGCAACAGTTTGAAACTACAAAAGCTACCCTAGAAGCTTCTCTCAATTCTGCCACGGAAGCTATCCAAAAATCTAATGAAAAAATCGCTCAACTAGAAACTAAAGTCACTGAATCGGAAAAAACGATTAATAATTTTGCTGACTTAGGAAAGCTTTACGGTAGCCAAACACCAGAAAAAATGCAGTTGCCTAACTTCAATAAAACCGTCGCCCATGATGCCGATAAAATCACTGGTGCGCTTGACGAAACCTTTGATTTGATTGAAGACATTCAGAAAAATTCTGGTGTAATCTATTCGGCTCCTGTAATGGGCGGTAATCAGACAGTAAACCTGTACGATAAAGTACGATTAGATCGCCATGTTAAAAATAACCGGCAACAGATTGTCAACTCTTTAGATGATTGGGGTCGCAAACAAGGCTGGTTCAGAGGGACTCGTTCGGCTCCTGTAATGGGCGGTCAAGTTTCAAAAAATGCCCCAACGACTGCGGCTGATCTTCCCCCGTTTTTTCTTGACACTTTGTCAGCAATTCTCCGTCAAACTCAAATCCCTGGGTTTGCCTTTTGGCAGATTCCTAATTATGCCTTAGACTTTACGGCTCGTAATGGAACTGTTATCCGAATTCCTCGATTAAATTACCTAACAAGTTCCCCGTCGGTAAGCGATTATCAACTATCAGGAAAGGGTGAGTATGCTGATCTGACTTCTGAATCAGATAATAATAGTGCGTCTAGCGTATCGGCAGAAATCTTTGAGTATGGGCGCGGTAAAGTAGGTGCTTCTACTGCAATCCGACCTGTTTCTATCCCAACTTTCACTGAATATTTTAGTGCGATGGGAATGATTGATTGGATGCAGAATACGCTGTATTACGACTATGCAAGTTTTGATAATACCATGATCAAAACGATGCTTGATAGCACGTCACTACATTTGTATAACAAAAAAGGCAGTCTCGTTACTTCCCCCACTGGATTATCAGCAACAGGAGATGATGGAACTTTTACCAAAGGATTCTTGCGGCGATTATATCAATACGCCCACGATAACAGGTTCCAGATGTACCCTGACCAGACGTATTTGCTATTCCTAAATTCGACTCAAATTCTGCAATTAAAAGAGAGTTATGATGACGATTGGCAAGCAAATACGACCCGTGATCTTGACGCTTTACTAAATATTCTCAATCCGTCTTATATTCCCCCCGGGGATACTGGAAGGGTTAGCTCGTATTTAGGGTTGGTAGAAAAATTCCATATTTTTGAAACTGGCAATAGTGTCGGTGTCGGAGCGGCCGGTCAACCCGGTGTTCAAAGTGAAACATTGGGTGGTTCTTTAGGTGCTAAAACTACCCGTACTGGTTATTTAATTGGAGCCGGTGCGTTAGGTGTTGGTGTAGGGATGCCGTTTCAAATCACTTTTGATAATGTCACTCAATTTGATCGTCGGATTCGCGCAACTTGGTTAGCGTGGCTCGGCTACAAAACTCTTGACGTTGATCCCGTAGGTACTGGGGAAGCTTCTCAACAATTACGAGTAGCCGAATTACGCACCCTAGATGTAGCTGTATAAACCTTATCTTTCTAACAATTATGGCAAGCAAAGAAACCCCCGAAGAAACTCCATCTATCGCAACAAGTGGAACTAAAAACCTTCTCCTGACAAATGGAACCAATGAGGTCACTTATAACAATCTGAAGGCATTGGGTTATCCAGTCTGCAACCGGTGTAAGGGTCAACTCAGAACTGATCTCGATCATCGTCCATTTTGCCCGGTTCATGACACAAGTTGTCCTTTGTTGAGCAAAATTTCCTAATGATGTTTACCATTGATGACCTCTCTATTTTCGCACCATCGGTATCTTTATCAGAAGATGCCGTCACTGGTGCGATTTACTTTGTTCAATCAATCATTGAAGGCGATAGAGGAGCAGATCGACCTTTAGAAATTACCCGTCACCGGGAAAGACTAAGAGTTAATCTAAAATTCCAAAATTTTAGATTAACTTATGTCAGTATAAATACTCCACTTATCAGCAATCCTGCTCCGATAATTAAAGCTAGACTAGGCAATATTACCGATGGATTTAATCGGGCTATCGCTCCTGATAGTTGGCAAGTTTTAGGTTCTAACGACTACATAATCGATATAGATGGTCAAATTCACTTATCTACAGCAATTGGTAGATCGTGGGGATATGGCGGCTATCATGGCTACAGTCGGGAACCATATCCTGAGTTTTCTGAGGCTGATGTAGAGTATTCCAGTGGCATTGATTTTACCCAAGATACCCGACAAACAAGGGAAATAAAAGCGGCTTTTGGTCGTATTTTAGATTGGGTATGTAATACGGGTTCTTTTAAGGGTGTTTCGTCAGTTGAGTTACCTTTTGAAGAGGTAAAAATCAATTATGGAACTGGTCAACTTGGTACAATTCCTGATGATTTGCTAATGGTATTTAAAAAGTATCGCCCAACAAGATTATGAAAGCGATTTTTATCTGTCCACTTCCGCCGACTCTTAATGATCAAATAAGATTAGCTCGTGCAAATAAATTTAAAAGCGCAACTACTAAAAAAGAATGGGACTTTAATATACAAAAACTTATTATAGAACAAAAAATTCCACGTTTTCCTGACAAAGTATGGATGCTTTACGAATGGCGAATTAAAAACTTTGGACGTGACCCCGATAATGTTTGTGGCAGCGCAAAATATGTTAATGACGCACTGAAAAAGACAGGAGTTATTGTCGACGACAATTTAAAATATATCTATGGATACGATTCAATGTTTACAAAATGGAAACAAGACGAATTAAAGTTAACAATTAGTGATAAACCAATTCTAAAGAAAATTTTTATAGAAGATGATAACAGCAATGCCACATCTTAAATTAGACCCGTCTATTGTCTGTGTTTTAATTGTTTTCGCCTGCTTGATTCATTCTTTCTTTACTCCTGAAACTACTGACACCTACGGCAATGTTATCGTAGCAGTTGTTTCAGGATACCTCGGTTATTTAAAAGGTTCTGAAAGTTAACTACCTTGATCAAATCTTACATAAAGTTTAATCCTCCGTCCTAGTTTTGCGGCAATCCCTAACTGCTGGCTTGTCGGAGACTCAAACACATTTAACTGTCTGACAAGACCGATTCTGTTATTAATTGTTACTTGTAATTCCCCTGTAGCCTGAATTGGGAACGGGTAATCTTTAGGCTTTACCAATCTTCCCTCAAAATATTCACAATCGAGATAACTACCTTCTTGTACTTCTGCTACAGGCGGTTTTGCCTGTTGCAACCAACAGGCAATTACTAAAGACTCTGTAGAAGATGCTCGCATAATTGGATTACCAACGGCATCGGTAGTCATGGTAGAGCCTGTAGCCACAGAAAAGGATAGAGAGGCATTAGCCTTAATTGTGGGATTTTCTAGAAACTTTCCCGCAACTCCAATAGCAGTGTCAAACATTTGTATTAATATAAATTTTTCTAATCTTAGTGTATCAAAATTATCTTGACAATTCAAGTAAGAAGGCGTATAGTTGAGTTATGGTAAATTTGTAGAAACAAGATAAAATTATGTCAAAACAATTACTGATAGATTTAACATTTTTCATGTTAAATATTGCGATAGTAGTTCTATGGGTTTCTTGGCTTTTCTTAGAAAAAAGTTAACTTATAAAGCCAAATAGTTATCTAAAGGAGGTACATCATGGACAAATCCAAGCTTCATAAAACCTCGTTATCTCTTGGAGTAAAAATGGGAACCACATTAAGTTATGTAGTTTTTTGTAACTACTGTGGTTTTGAAATTCAAGAATGTCTAGACATTAAAAGCATTGAACTGCTAAAAAATGTTATACAGGAAATTGTCGAGGTTAATCCGATAAAAAAGTACACGCAAGCAAACTGGAAAAATTGGATAAAAACCAGTCAATTAATTATTCCAAATTTTAATGACGTATGGGAGGAATTAAAGAAAATTAGGCAAAACTATTTCAGAAAAACAATACAAGAAATGTGGCAAAAAATGAACGACTTTGACTACAGTCAATACGAATATGATATATACGAAAAACGATGGGACGAGAAAGCGTGGGATGAATTTCAGAAATCATGGGAAGAAGATTACAGAGAAAGACAAAGAAAACTGGCTAGAGAACTAGCCTACACTAACGACCTGTGGGAAGTTTTAGTAAAGACAAAGCAAAAAATTACCTAGTTTTGATAATTTTGGGAAGGAGTTAGGCAATGGAAGATAGAATTAAAGCTAGACTTGCTTTTGTAGAAAAAACCAAAAAAGACTTAATAGAATTAAGAAGTCAAATTTGGGATAAAATGTCGAATGCTCAAAAAGAACAATATTATCAAGATGAAGCTAACAATGCTATCAGCCTTGAAAACATTATTTCTTTTGTACATGAATACTCTGATAGAATAAAAAAAGAAATTGATAATCCTAATTTTCAAGATTTATTTGACAGAAGATTAGAGACGAAAATCACTTGTTTTGACAATTTTTGGGAGGAGTTAGACAGTGGAAGATAAATCACTAGAAGACTACATTTACGTTCCCATTGAACCAGAAATGGCAAGAAAGCTACTCAAACATCACGAAAAAGACTGGGAACCTTTTGACGAATTTAATGGCTTTTATCATTGTCTAAAACAAACGTTGGAAGACTTTGATAATAGATTTGAACCTCAAAAAGAAGAGTCTGAATTTTAATTTAGGAGTAATGCTATGTCTCAACCTATCGAACTTTCCTTAGAACAACAGTTCAACATTCGTTCTTTTCAGACTCAGGTAGAAAAAATGAGTCAGGAGCAAGCGCAGGATTTCCTGATCAAGCTTTACGAACAAATGATGGTCAGAGAAAATATGTACAAAGCTTTTCTTAAGCATCAATGGGGATTAGGAGATAATCCTTTCCCAAGAACAGAGTAGTACCACAATGTCAGTTACTGGTTATCGGATCAATGTACACTAACCCAAAAAACCAATGAGAACCATCTGGAAGTACCCTATAGATACAACTTCTTGTCGCGAGATTGAAATGCCTTTAAACGCGAAGATATTATGCGTTCAGTTGCAAAATAATATTCCTACACTTTGGGCATTAGTAGAAACAGAAGAACCTAAGAGGATTTTTGATATTTTGACTTACTATACTGGTAGCTATTGGATAGATGAAAAAGGACAATACATTGGAACTTATCAACTAGCTGGATTGGTATATCATGTATTTGTTAGGCCTCAATAAAGAGGGACTTATAACTATCGCAGAAATTGACAAAAGAATATTGATTCTTTTTCAAAAAGTAAGAGAATTGCTTGCCAATGAAAAAGAATCAATCAAAAAAACATTAGCAGAAATAAAATCTCTTGAACAAAGTAGAGGTAAAATCAATTATGACTCTTGAAGAAATCAACGCAAAATTAGACTCGCTTCTTAAAGAAATAGAAAACTGGAAACCTAAATCTGATTTATTTCTGAAAGAAATAGAAACTTGGAAGCAACCCAATATTAAAGAAAAAGGAAAAGCCAATGTTTAATGCAATCTACAAGCCCAATCAATTAATTGTCGGGACAGGCTGTATAGCTATCTGCACAGGATGGACTCCTGCTAAGTCGGTAGCCGCAAAACTTGATCCTTCTGATTATGCTGTGATTGGCAATCTTTATAGTGCATCAAGGGGAATTAACTTTTTAGTTCGCAATTTGTTAGCTAATCCCCACGTCCGCGATCTTGTTGTAATGGATTCAACCCAAGAAGACAAAAATTCTGGTAGTGTTCAATGCTTGAAAGACTTCTTTGAGAATGGAGTTTATAAAGGAAAAAATGATGTAGGGAAAGAGTGTTGGGTAATTGATTCTTTAGTGAAAGGATATATTGATATAGATATTCCTTTAGAAGTTTTAAATCAATTACGGTCTTCTGTTACTTTAAGAGATAGTCTCACAACTTACGCAATTCTGGCTACAGTTTATGGTGCTAATAAACCGTGGGCAGAACCGATGGCTTTTCCCTACAATGAACCTACATCAGAAGTAAAACCTGGGTCGCTCTATGGTCATCGGATTGAAGGTAAAACCATTGCTGAAACTTGGATAAAAATACTGCAAAGAATCAAAACTACTGGCACGATCAGACCTACTGGCTATGACGGTAAATGGCAAGAATTAATCGATTTAATGGCGATAGTTACCGATGAATCAGAAGATTTTTATTTTCCAGAACCTAATTACTTACCTTTAGATAGAAAATATCTAAAGAACTATATTCCACAAATACTTAGTGATGCTAACTATCGGGAAGGAGTTAAATATACCTACGGTCAAAGATTACGCTCTTGGTTCGGTCAGGATCAGATTAAAGCAGTTATCACAAAATTAATCAAAGAAATCGACTCTGCCAGTGCAGTTATGTCCCTCTGGGATAGTGGGAGTGGAAACTATCAAATACTTGCTGAACATAACAGTTGGCGTACAAACGATTATCATACAATCGTGCGAGGAGAAAGAAAAGGGGGTGACTCAGATCATAATCACGGCGGTTCACCTTGCCTTAATCACATTTGGGTAAGAGTAGTAGATAATGAACTGTCTTTAACAGCTACCTTTAGAAGTAATGATATGTTTTCTGCTTGGCCCGCTAATGCCATGGGACTGCGGGCTTTACAGCAACATATTAGGGATGAGATTAGCAAGCACTCTGACTACAATTTATCAATGGGTCCATTAATTACTATTAGCCAATCGGCCCATATTTACGATGACTGTTGGGAAAACGTACAACAGTTAATTAACAATCAATACCAATCAATTATTAGTCAAGAGTTTCGAGAGTACAGTGATCCCGCTGGTAACTTTTTAGTAGAAACAGATGGCAATAATATCACAGTCAGTCAGCTAACCCCTAACGGTGAATTTGTGGGAAAATGGGAAGGTAAGAATCCTTTGAAGCTAATCCGTCAAATAATTGCCGATTGTCCCAGTATTCAATCTTTTCATATCGGCTACCTAGCTAGAGAAATTGAACGGGCATCTCAACTAAAAACAAATTACACTCAGGATAAATAAATGTCAACACAAATTATCCCAAAAGGACAATCATTATTAAAGTAAAATTAAAAATCAGGAGTAACCAAATGATTAACGTAATTCAAAGAAGTGGAGAAACTCGTCCCTTAGACATCACTAAAATTCGACGAGTAGTGGAATGGGCGTGTGAAGGGTTAGAAGTAAATCCCCTCGCTTTAGAATCAGGGTTAACCTCTCGATTACGAGATAGTATTACCACGCAAGAAATTCAAGAAAATTTAATCAATGTTGCCACACGATTGTTTTGTGTAGAAGAAACCGATTGGAAGTATGTAGCTGGAAGACTTCACGTCTGGGGACTGTGGAAGGATACTAGAATTAAAAGAGAATTTGGCGGGTATTTATCTCGCACGGTTTTCAGGAGATTAGAAGGAACTGACTACGCTAAATATGCCCAGTGGCAAGTGGATAGAGGTGTTTATGATTCAAAAATTACGGAAATCTATGACGAAAAAGACTTAGAAATTGCGGGGGAGTGGATATACCCAGAATACGATAAAGACTTTGACTATGCTGGTGCAATCATGTTGTCAAAAAGGTATTTACTTGATTGTGAATTACCTCAAGAGGCTTTTTTGACTTGCGCTTTATTACTTGCCAGTGTAGAAAAGGAACCAGAAGATAGATTAAGTTTTGCTCGTCAAATCTACCTAGCCATAGCCCAAAGAAAAATCTCTCTAGCTACTCCAATTTTAGGCAATCTAAGAACCCCTAATGGTTCTTTAAGTAGTTGCTTCATCGTAGCAATGGAAGACAATCTAGAGAGTATTTTTAGCGAGATTACTAATACTGCTCGCATCTCTAAGAATGGTGGCGGTGTCGGGGTGAATGTGAGTAGAATCCGTGCCACTGGTAGCTCGGTTATGGGAAAAGCTAACGCTTCCGGGGGGATTATACCCTGGATTAAATTACTCAACGACACAGCTATTGCAGTAAATCAGGGGGGAAGACGCGCCGGGGCAGTAACTATCGGTGTTGATATCTGGCATTTAGATGTGCCAGAATTTTTGGAAATGCAAACAGAAACCGGTGATCAAAGACGCAAAGCTTATGATATTTTTCCCCAATTAGTTATCACCGATGAATTTATGCGTCGGGTAATAAATAAAGCCGAGTGGACATTAGTTGATCCTTATGAAGTTTGCACACAACTAGGGATAGAATTAGCGGAACTATGGGGGGACAAATTTGAAGAGGCTTATGAATTAATTGAAGATAGTCTAGGAACAAAAATTACTCTCTACAAGAAGGTTAATGCTAGGGAATTATTTAAAGATATTATGCGCTCTCAAATCGAGACAGGTATGCCTTATCTTGCCTTCAAAGATACCATTAATCGGGCTAATCCTAATAAACACGATGGGTACATCCCTCAAGTTAATTTGTGCTGTGAAAGCTTTTCTAATGTCACACCGGGTAAAACGGCCCATTGCTGTAATTTAGTTAGTCTTAATCTTGCTAACATTGACACTCTTGCTGATTTATCAGAAATGTGTCATCTTGCTGTCAGGATGCTTGACAATACTATCGACCTCACTTGTCCCCCAATTGGCGAGGCTAAAGAACATAATGATAAATATCGAACGATTGGAGTTGGAGTCATGGGATTAGCCGATTGGTTGGCTAAACAAAAATTATCTTATAAAGACTTTAAATCTATCAGTGATTTATTTGAAAGAATTAGCTATTTTTGTACTCACGCTTCGATGGAATTAGCTAAAGAACGCGGTGCTTATCAAGCTTTTTCTGGCAGTGAATGGAGTCAGGGTAAATTACTAGGGGCTAAACCATTAGAATGGTTCAAAGTAAATTCTGATGATACCTATAATTGGCATAAATTAATTAATGATGTGCAACGCTACGGGATTAGAAACTCTCATATTACTGCTATAGCTCCCAATACTACTTCATCTTTAATTCAGGGTTGTACTGCTAGTGTTTTGCCCGTCTTTAAGCGGGTATTCACAGAAAAAAACTCAAAAGGTGCTATTCCTAATTGTCCTCCTTTTATCAAAGATTCTTTTTGGTATTATCAAGAGAATCAAAATCTTGACCAAAAGATCGTCGTTCAGGCAATTGCTGAAATGCAAAAATGGATTGATACAGGAATTTCTATGGAATTGCTTTTCAACCTTAATCAAGGGGTTTATTTTCCTGACAAGCCTAACCGCGTATTAACAGTTAAAGAAATTTACGAGACTCTAGTTTTAGCGTGGGAATCAGGATGTAAAGCAGTCTATTATGTACGGACTGTTCAAAAGGATAACTTTAAAGATAGCTGTTCTAGCTGTGCTAATTAACTATGAATATTACCTCTAATGTCATTAATCCCATTTTATGTATTGTGCTAATTGTTTTTTTTTGATCATGTTTTATACAATTGGTTTTTGTTGGATTCACCGAAACTCTCAAAGATTTTATCGATACTCGAAAAAATAAATAATCATTATGGCAATAATAATTATTAACTTTCTAGCAACTATTGTATTAAGTATATTTTTACTTTATACTGCTTTAATTTTTGCTGTTGTCGTGTGTAGAGTGTTTTTTAGATTTAAGACCAATTTAATCTACACAGTTAAACAACTCAAATACTATTCAACAGCTGAATATAATCGGATTAGTTCTTGTAAATATTATAATCCTGAAACCCATAAAGATTTTAATCTGAAATGTAGTGTAAATCCCTCTATTTCTTGTGTACAATGTAGAGACTGGGAACCTTCAGATAAACCATGATTTCAATAATTAAAAGAATCATAATCGCTCACAAATGGCGTTCATCTAATAAGATGATTAGTACAGCTATTGTTTTTAAAGATAGCTTAATCGTTTTTGATTGCAATTTAAATTTATTTCAGATTCCGTTTAGTTCTCTGTCAGCACTAAAAAGAATCGAAATATCCGACCAATCAAGATTTACTATTCCAGAAGACGGCAGCTATATTCACTGGAAAAAATACGACATACATCTTGACCTAGAAGCTTTTAAATCAATCTTCAGATAATTTACTCAATCAAAACTATGACATCAGCAAATCTTGACAATAAAATGCCCATTTCCCCGATCTTCAATCCATCGGGGGATGATGCGACTGAAACTCGATCTATCTGGTTTGGTAACACTACCAACCTAATGCAATTAAATGATGTCCGCTACGCTTGGGCTGTAGGTTTATATCAACAGATGCGTGAAAATTTCTGGATTCCGCAAAAAATAGATATTACTCAAGATATAACTGACTATAATAACTTAACCCTTGATGAAAGACGCGCTTATGATGGTATTTTATCCTATCTAACTTTTCTTGATTCTGTACAAACCTGTAACATTCCTCACTTAAAATCTTGCGTCACAGCCCCAGAGATCAGCCTTTGTATGGCAGAACAAATCTCTCAAGAGGCTATGCACAATCAAAGTTATCAATACTTGATTGAGACTATTATTCCCTCAAACAAAAGGGCTGAAATTTATGATTTATGGCGCACCGATAAAATTCTTAGAAATCGCTGTGAATTTATTGCTAGTTCTTATCAAAAATATATTGACAGCCCAACACAGGGTAATTATTTTGGTTCTCTTGTTGCTAATTATATTCTAGAAGGACTGTATTTCTATAATGGGTTCCAGTATTTTTATAATTTAGCTTCTAGACAGCTAATGGCTGGAAGTGCCGATATTTTTAGGATGATCAACCGAGACGAATTAAGTCACGTCCGATTGTATCAAAAATTAATTGTGGAAGCATTGCAATTATTCCCGAAAGAGTCAATTAAAGAAGGTATAGCAAGTTCATTTTTAGAGGCTGTCAATCAAGAAATTAATTGGTCTAACCATATTATCGGTAATCAAATACTGGGCATTACTGAAGAAAGTATAGATCACTATACTAAATACCTTGCCAATATTCGACTAAAAGCCATCGGCTTAAATCCAATTTTTACCGAGGACAAATACAAAAAATCTCCCTATTCCCATTTAGAGAAATTCTCTGATACTCAAGGGGAAGGTCACACTAAGTCAAACTTTTTTGAAGCAACTGTTACCAGTTATGTTATGTCTTCTGGCTTAACGGGATGGGATGATATTTAATAGCATCGCTCGATAAGACAGAAAGCCGTTGATGCCACCTTTTTTTCGGTTGTGCTAAAAGGTGGTTATTATTGCCACTCTTGTCTTGCCATGTGATCAATTCTGCTGGTGGAATACTAATTCCAGCTAAGTATTTTCTGTAATTCAATTTAAATTCTCCAAATATTTTCTGATTTTATTTTACCTTAAATATCAGACACAAGAGGTGGACGATTTTTAAAAGGGTGATTCGTTGGTAGAAGAGACTGTAACCCCCATTCCCAATGAAAATAACCAGCTAATAAATTAATCTCATTGGTAGATAGCTCTCTAGTCCATAAAATATTTTCAGCGATAAAGCCGTTCATCCCTGAATCGACTGCGGTTATATCGTTCCCAATCCTAATTCTATTACAATCAAGATTAGCTAAAGAAGTGGTTCCAGATGATGCAGTTCCACCATTTAAAATTATTCTCGATTGGGAACTGTTTCTGGTAGCGATAACAGATGCCCATTGATTATTAATTAAAGGGGATGTTTGAGCAGCTACAGCATTATTTCTGAACAAATATACACCATTGTTAGAGTTAATTCCATAAGTTAAAATTATTCCACCAGTGTTATCGAAATCTTGTTGTGTCGATGGCGACAACGACCATAATCTTCCGAATCTAACTTTTCCTGCTAACGCAGAATTATTCCTATGAACAGATGCCAAAGTAATTGCATTTCCCGCATAATTAAAAATAGCAGAAAGAAATTGAGCAGAGCTAGTATTATTAATACTTAAAACTGATCGCTCCCCTCCTAATTCTGTAGTATTAACTGTAATTGGCCCCGTGACAGAAAAGTTTAAATTATTAACTAAATCTTGCACAGCAGTCACGTTTAAGCCACTTAAAGTTAAACTACTACTATTATTAGCTTTAATCCAAATCGCAGAATTTGAAAAAGCCGGAGTCCATCTTTGCGTCGGACTAGCATCAATTATTAGCATTTTTAAAATTACAGACCTTTAAAAATCGCTATCAGATTAATTACTGCTTTTCTAAAGAAAGCAAATACTTTTTGTAGAAAATGCTGATTACTTCCACCTTTTAAGATAAAAATACTATTATTTTTATCGCAACCAAAAGTAGTATTATCAGTAGCGTCAAACCAGTGATAAAGTCTTTTAGATTGTAGTTTTACTGGTGTCCACATTTGTGATTTTTTAGATTCAAACATAACAAAACTCCTACAAGAACTAATTATTAAAAACCGCAGACACTTTGAGAATATTTTGATTTAGCAATTGAGCCAACAGATTTTCGTCGTTGAATTGTTCTGTCACTGCTTGCAAAATATCCGATTCAGAAATCGGATTTAATTTATCTTCAATATTAATAGAAAGCGCGAGTCTTGGAGCTTCCCCAAACACTGCTGCCGTCATTCCCAATTTAGCTACATTCAACTTGACATAAGGATTAAAAACAATCATTTCTGATAGAATCCTTTTGTAAACATAAAATCGGACAGATGTATCATCGATTAAATTAGGCTTGATTTCACTATCAAAAAAAGCTGAATTAGTTAACATTTCATTGAAAGACCCAGAAACATTTGTTAATGCAATTTGGTATCTTTCAATATATTCGGGACTATTTAAAAATAAGCTTTGAGCAGTTAAACTATTAGGCATTTAAGTTAGCGATGCTGTTTCGCGGAAAATTAACAAAAAAGGGATACTCAATGGTCCACCAGTAACGCTGGTAATATCGAATCGAATTTCTTG